GAAGGTAATAGCGAATATGCGCCAGTTGAAATTAACTGGTCGGAGGTCCCAGGGCGTGATGAAGAATGGAAAAAACAGACCATCGCTAATACTAGCGAAGAACAGTTTCGTCAGGAATTTGAGTGCGAGTTTATCGGTTCGTCTAGCACCCTCATCAACCCTATGAAGCTTCGCGAACTAACACACGTTCGCCCACAAAAAGATAAATTTAATCTTGATTACTATGAAGCACCAGATCCAAAGAAATCTTACATTATGGTATTCGACGTGTCCGAAGGTGTAGGTGGCGACTATTCTGCGCTATCTGTCTTTGATGTGTCGCAAGTCCCATATCGGCAGGTAGCTAAATATAGGGACAAAAATGTCTCGCCACTTTTGTTCCCAGACGTAATTTACCGATTTGCTCGCTGGTACAATAACGCATATGTTTTAGGTGAAACAAATAACATTGGGCAGCAGGTTGTCAATTCGTTGTTTATGGATCTGGAATATGAAAATGTTATTGCTACGTTTAGTAAGAACAAAGCAATCAAGATTGGTGGTGGGTTTGCCACTAAATCGGCTTTCGGTGTGCGTACCACAAAACAGGTCAAAAAGATCGGGTGTTCGAATCTGAAGACGATTATCGAAAGCAATAAGCTATTGATAACCGACTTTGACACCATTGAAGAACTTACCACTTTTGTTGAAGACAAAGACACCTACAAAGCTGAAGAGGGCTGCCACGACGATTTGGCTATGACGTTGGTTCTTTTTGGGTGGCTCATAACGCAGACATATTTCAAAGACCTGATGAACAGTGATATTAGGCAAAATTTAGCCCGCGAAACAATGAAAGATGTGCATGACGACTTACTTCCGGTAGGGTTTATAGACGATGGTAGACAGGAAATAGAAGCCATTGATGACCCAATTCCGACTGGAATGGGCTTCAGCGATTTCAGATTTGGGTAACAAAAGTCTCGTTTTTATAAATAAAAGAACAAGAATGAATCGAAGAATACCTTCGTCTATAGAGGAGATAAGTCTATGCCATTTCAAATCTCTCCCGGAGTTAACGTAAGTGAGATTGATCTTACTACGATTATTCCGGCAGTCAGCACAACAACAGGAGCTTTTGCGGGACATTACTCTTGGGGTCCTGTAGGCGTTCGCGTTCTTACTGACTCAGAAGATACGCTTGTAAATAATTTCCGCGTGCCAAACACAAACACTGCTATTGACTTCTTTACCGCTGCAAATTTTTTGTCTTACGGTAATGCGTTATATGTAGCTCGCGTGGTTCGCGATGCAAACGCAGCAAATCGTTCAACTGATGTCACAATTGCTCGTAATTCTGTAAGTAACAACTCTCTAGCTACAAACATAATTATCAAAAACATAGATGATTATAATCAAAATTATTCAAGTGGCATTGTTTCTGCCGGATTGTGGGTGGCTAAGTACCCAGGTAACATCGGCAACACCCTTCGCGTATCTGTTTGCCTTTCATCAAATGCTTACGAGTCTACGCTTACTGGAACCGTAGCTTTTGCTAACGGATCAACATCTGCGACAGCATCAGCAAATCAGGCTTCTCGATTGTCAGTCGGTGATGTTTTGCTTGCTGGTCCAGATAAAACTGAAGTAATTGTTGCTGGTATTTCAGGCACTGGTACTGTAATTACTTTAAAAAATGCTTATGTTGGCAACAACATTACACAATCTTCCGTAGTTCGTCGTTGGGAATTTCATAAGAATGTGAATGGACCACCTGGAACATCTCAAGATGCTGCTCGTCATGGTGGTAGCAATGATGAAATGCATATTATTGTTGCCGACGAAGATGGTGTCATCACAGGTTATGCCAATACGGTTCTTGAAGTACACCAAAATATTTCAAAGGCTATTGATACGCAAAGCGAAAATGGTACAAATATTTACTTTAAGGATTATATCAATCAAAATTCTCGTTGGATTTGGTGGACTTCTAACCCAACAGGATTCCGTGCAGGCCTCGCTATTAAATCATCGGTCAACTTTAATGCCGCAACTGGAAGTACCAACAAACCAGTAAACTCTTCACTAGGTAAAGGGCGTGATGGATCACTTCCACGTGAAGCAGATTATATTAATGCATATAATCTATTCAGAAGTGCGGAAGATATTGATATTTCACTTGTTCTTGGTGGTGCATCGACACAAACACGCGCAATTCACATCATTAATAACATTGTTGAATATCGCAAGGATTGTGTAGCCGTATTATCACCACCATCGGCTTCTGTAGTAAACAACAACGCATATTCTGGTAAAGAGCAAACTGATATCATTACATTCCGCAATTTGCTACCATCAACATCTTATGCTATCATGGACTCTGGATGGAAGTATCAATATGACAAGTACAATGACGTTTATCGTTATATACCTTGTAACGGCGACGTTGCTGGTCTCATGGTTCGTACAGACAATGATCGTGATCCTTGGTGGTCTCCTGCTGGCTACAATCGCGGTGGCATTAAGAATGCTATCAAGATGGCTTATAACCCAGGTAAGGCTGATCGTGACCAGCTATACAAGAACGGTATCAATCCAATTGTGACGTTCCCAGGTCAGGGTACAATTTTATTTGGTGATAAGACAATGCTTTCAAAGCCATCAGCTTTCGACCGCATCAATGTTCGTCGTCTATTCATTGTGCTTGAAAAAGCCATTGCAACTGCTGCTAAGTTCACATTGTTTGAATTCAACGATGCATTCACACGCGCACAGTTCAAGGCTCTAGTAGAACCATTCCTTCGTGACGTTCAGGGGCGTCGTGGTATCACGGACTTCCGTGTGGTTTGCGACGAAACAAACAACACAGGCGAAGTTATCGACCGCAATGAGTTTATTGGTGATATCTACATCAAGCCAGCTCGTTCAATTAACTTCATTCAGCTTAACTTCGTGGCAGTACGTTCAGGCGTAGATTTCACCGAAGTGGTAGGAAAGTTCTAATTTAGGCGAATAAATAGAAAGAAAAGGTAGGGAGACAAATAATATGCCCTTTAATGTTAATACATTCGCTTCGCTAGGACTTCCGTATGGTGGCGCAAGAGCATCTCTTTTCGAGGTGTTCTTGACACTACCACAGGGCCTTTCAAATCCTACGGCAGAAGCACAGTTTCGATTTGTCTGTAAAGCCTCGTCGATTCCACAATCAACAGTAGGGCAAATTGAAGTGCCCTACTTCGGTCGCAAAGTTAAAATGGCTGGTAATAGAACATTTGATAATTGGACCGTAACTATTATGAACGACGAAGATTTTGAAATGCGTCATGCGTTCGAAGAATGGTCAGCAGCAATTAATAGTCATGTAAATAATCTTCGTGACTCTGCTCTTATCTTTGAATCTGGACAGGCAGCATATCGCTCACGCGCTACTGTTCGTCACTACGCAAAGACAGGTGTATATGGTTCTGGTACAGCAGCCGGTGATGCAGCTATTCCAACACGCCAATACACATTCAATAACATCTTCCCTCTAAACATTTCAAACATTGATCTAAACTGGGAAACAACAGACGCGATTGAAGAATTTACCGTGGAGTTCGCATACGATTATTGGACAGTTGAGGCTGATCTACTCGGCAACTTGATTGACAATTAAGATCGCTTTAGTTTTCCTATATAATTGATTAGACCTTGAAGGAAAATAAATGGCGATTGAACTTTTTGGATTCCGTATTGGGAAAGCAGACGATGGTACTGAGGTCAAACAGGCCGAACAGATACCTTCGTTTGCTCCTCCACCAAATACCGATGGTGCGCTTGAAGTAGCGCCTGGCGGCGCATACGGCACTTACGTCGATTTCGAAGGTACTGCAAAAAGCGAAGCGGATCTAGTAACCCGCTATCGCGAAATGGCGTTGTATCCGGAAGTAGAAGCAGCCATTGATGATATCGTCAATGAAGCAATCATCACTGATGATAATGCTGAACCCGTATCGCTGGATATGGATGATTTAAAACAACCAGAATCAATCAAAAAGAAAATTGAAGAAGAGTTCAAGACAGTCCTTGAGCTATTGGACTTTTCTAATCTTGCTTACGATATCTTCCGTCGTTGGTATGTTGATGGGCGCATGTTCTATCACATCATGGTAGACGTAAAGAATCCACGCGCAGGTATCCAAGAACTTCGCTACATTGACCCAAGACGCATTCGCAAGATTCGCCAGCCAATCAAGCGCACACCAATCGTTGGTACCAATGCGAAGCTTATCGTTCCACCATACGAAGAATACTTCCTTTATAACGTAGCGGGTCTTCAGTCTGGTACAGCCACACAAGGCGTAAAGATTGCTAAGGATTCTATCTGCTACACACACAGTAGCATTATGGATCATCGTAATCGTATGGTCCTTTCTCACCTTCACAAAGCAATCAAACCACTCAATCAGTTGCGTATGTTGGAAGATGCGGTAGTTATCTATCGCCTCGCTCGCGCACCCGAGCGTCGCATTTTCTATATTGACGTTGGTAACTTGCCTAAAGCAAAAGCCGAGCAGTATGTCCGTGATATGATGGTTCGTCATAAGAACCGTCTTGTCTATAATGCTGAAACTGGTGACGTACAAGATACCCGTAAGTTCATGACAATGTTGGAAGACTATTGGCTTCCCCGTCGTGAAGGTGGTCGTGGTACTGAAATTACTACACTACCAGGTGGTGAAAACCTTGGGCAGATGGACGATGTTGAATACTTCCGTAAGAAACTCTATAAGTCACTAGCCGTTCCTGTGTCTCGTCTTGAGCCAGAAGGCACATTCTCTATGGGTCGTCAAGGAGAAATTACTCGTGACGAAGTAAAATTTGCTAAGTTCATTGATCGTCTACGTCACAAGTTTGCTCATCTGTTTGACCATCTTCTAGAAATTCAGCTCGTTCTCAAGGGTGTAATGACCCGTGAAGAGTGGAAAGAATTGAAGAACGATATCCGCTATGATTTCCAACGCGATAACTATTATTCAGAAATGAAGGAACAGGAAGTTCTTAACCAGCGTCTTGCAACTCTACAAGTCGTTGATAATTACGTTGGTAAATATTATTCTGTCGAGTGGATCCGTAAGCACGTTCTTCGTCAGACTGAGGAAGAAATCAAAGAAATGGATAAACAAATTGCATCTGAACCAGATCCTCAGGCTAATGAAATGGAAATGCAGAAGCAAGATCATCAACAGCAAATGCAAAAAACTCAGCAACAGATGGACATGCGAGACATGGAAATTAGAGGCAAAGAGTTGGATGTTAAAGCTGCTTCGCTAGGTTCTAAGAATGGTCCAGCTAATGTAAAACCGGCACCAGCAAAAACACAGAAAGTTGAGATCAAATTATCTGGTGATAAGAAAGCCTCTGTCAAGAAAGAAGAATACGAACCGTTTGTGCCAAAGCCTCTTACCGAAGAAGATAAACGTCTTATTGAAAGAATGACTGCGGTTATGGAACACGTGGCACATGAGGACCTTGAAGAAGTGGAAGAGATCAAGGATGCCATCTAACCATGGAAGAGCTGGAAAAAGCTAAACTCCTTGCCGTTGCACAAAAGATTGCAAAATCCGAAGTTGCCGAAGTTCGCAATGAGTTAATAGAACAAATCAATAAAATTCAATCAATTACTCCTGCGTCTGGTATTCCCGGGCGGGGGATTATTGACGTTGCACTAATTGAAGAGGAGTTAGTTCTTCAATTCAACGACGGATCATTTGCAAATCTTGGGCGCATAATCGGTGAGCAAGGCATCCAAGGAATTCGCGGAGATCAAGGTTTACAAGGCAAGCAGGGTATCACTGGTGAGCAAGGTATTCAAGGTGAGCAGGGTATTCCTGGAATTCAAGGCGAGCAAGGTATTCAAGGAGATAAAGGTAACCGTGGGGATCAAGGACCTCGCGGTGAAAAGGGAGAGAAGGGAGATACCGGTGACAGAGGCGAACAAGGAATTCCTGGTAAACGCGGAGAACGCGGAGAACAAGGACCAGCAGCTATTGACGGAGCCGCTGGACGTGATGGAGCAAAAGGCGCAACAGGAGCGCGAGGGGATCAAGGTCTTCCTGGCAGAGATGGCAAAGACGGAAAGAGCGGCAAAGACGGGCTAGCAGGACCAAAAGGTGATAAGGGAGATGCAGGAGAAAAAGGTGATAAAGGTGATCCTGGCTCTGACGCAGAAGTATCTAAACTAGAAAAGAAACTAAGTGAATTTAGTGAACAGGTTGATAAGAGACTATCAAAGGTAGCTTTCAATGTGGCTGCTAAAGGCGGTCCTGCTGGTTCTGGTGAAGTTAAGCTTTATCGCTTAGACGATGTTGATTACACTAGTGTTCGCGCACCAACAAATGGGCAAGCACTTGTTTGGAATGTGTCTGTTGGGAAATGGGCAGCTGGTACTATTGCTGCTAGTAGTGGTGGTGGAAATACTGGAGGCGGTGGTACAACTAATGTCTCATCATATCTTCAAGTAGCTAATGCTAATGCAAAGTTTGCTACCAAAGCATATGCAGCAGCAAACTCGTATGTTAAATCTACATTAGCAAATACCAATTCTTATATCGCAACTAAAGCTTCGTGGTCTTCTCTTACTGCAACCAACACCGCAGTTCGCGCACTTGCAATAACAAAGCTTGCTGTTGCAAACGCATTTAGTTCGCTTACCAAGTATGCAGCAAATACAGGAACAATTACCGTAAGAACAGATGATGTAAAAATAAACGACGCGATTCCTATCAACCCTGCTGGGCTATTGGCTATCGTTTTGCCAGACGGAACCACGGTAAAGATTCCATATTGGACATAAATATTCATGAGTTTTTATAAATAGATTATTATAGAAAGGTTTAATTATGGAAGAGATTCAACAAGCAATTCAAGCAGCCGCTTCATCAGATGCCAACGCATTTCGCGAGCATATTGGTGCTGCATTGTCTGCAAAGATTTCAGACGCTCTTGATCTGAGACGAATCGAAATTGCGTCCAACATGCTTGCACCTCAAGAAGAGGCTTTAGAAGATCAGGAGATCGTATCAGATGAAGACGTTTAAGCAACTCCGCGAAGCGGTAACAAAGAAAGATGCAGAATCTGATGCTCTAAAGCCTCGTGCTAAGGGTGAACAAAATTTTGCAAATGCACATGCACAAACAGTAACAGATTACCCAGCAGAAGGCGATGCTTTTGAGACCGACGACAAGATTGCAAAATCAAAGCATCATGGTGTAGGTGGTGAGCGTAGTGTTATCAAGCAGGGCACATCGGACCTAGCAGATAAGTCTGGCTTCAAGGGGCAACAAACAAAGACACGCGCAAACGCCACAAATGCGTCTAGCGATAAGACACCAATCCGTGGTCCATCATCCGTGCAAGCGTATGCGGAAGAAGTATTCAGCGAGCGTTCTACCATCACAGAATCAAGCGAAGACACATATGAGATCGAGCTTGAAAATGGTGACGTTGTAGAGGTAAACGAAGAAACACTTGATATCATTACCGATACTTACTCAAGACTAAATGTTGAAAATCAGGAAATGTTCCGTGATATGATTAACCAGAGCGCCGATTCATTCTCAACGATTATGGATTTCGTTGCTTCAAACGTAGAAGTGGAGTAACTCATGGCTGCTAATAACGAAGGCATTATGAACAAGCAAACCAAAGGTGGTTGGATTATTGCTAAGTTTCATAACAGCGGCGGAATCAAACCAAATGCGGTAGACGCAACGACAAACGGCACTCCAGTATGGGGTGCTAATTCTGCTGGTGAAACAGTTCGTTCAATGAATATTATTTCAGCCGAAGTTAATTGTGGTGGTGCTAATAATGTGTATTTTGAAATCAAGCGCGGCGCAAGCATGGTTCTTGTCCTTTCTGGTCAAGCTTATCACGATTTATCAGATAGTCGTTTGATTGACAATACAACCGCAATGTCAACGTCAAACGTGACAGTTACCAAAGTAAATACTGGTCCCGGCACTCTTATTTTAAAATTACATAAGACAGTAGCTATTTCAGGGGGCTCTGCTTACTAATGAAGCTAATCTGTGAACTAAACGAAAGCGATATTCAAATCGTAACAGAGGCTACCGAGTCTGGTGAAAAGAACTTCTACATCGAAGGCATTTTCATGCAAGCTGGTATTCAAAACAAAAACGGTCGAGTTTATCCCGTTGATGTTGTCTCACGCGAAGTCGATAGGTACCGTGGTGCATATATCGACACTAACCGTGCATATGGTGAACTAGGCCATCCTGCAGGTCCAAACATTAATCTAGAGCGCGTATCACACATGATAAAAGACCTTCATATGGAAGGTTCTAATGCTATTGGTCGTGCGAAGATCATGGACACACCATACGGTAAGATCGTCAAGGATCTTATGAAGGAAGGCGCCAATCTTGGTGTCTCGTCACGCGGTATGGGAACACTCACAAAGAGAAATGGTATCATGGAAGTAGGTAGCGATTTCTATCTTGCTACCGCTGCTGATATCGTTGCTGATCCTTCTGCACCACAAGCGTTTGTTCGTGGTATCATGGAAGGCAAAGAATGGATTTGGGAAAACGGCGTTCTGCATGAACGCGAGATTGCTGAGATTCGAGACGACATTGAAGACGGTTATGCTACCACTCGCAACAAAGAAGAGGTAATGATTGAGGCTTTTAAAAAGTTCTTATCAAAACTCTGATTTTATAAATAACATAAGAAACATTTTTTGATAACACCTGAGGAGAAATGAATATGTCAGTTCAGGACACAAATGTCGATAAGCTCGACGTACAAGAAGCAAAGAGAGCGAGCTTCGGCGTTAATGCTGAGGTTCCTGAGCCTACTGGAGCAAATGCATCACCTCCCGGTGGTTCACAGAATTCTGGTGATAGAACAAACCCAATGCAGGGTTCTAGCGTTAAGCCATATACAAAGGTTGGTATGATTAACAATATGATCCAAGCTCTTTCAGGAATGAAGAAGGCCGAAGTATCCATGGCTTATGATTCATTCAATGGCGATAAGACAAACCCAATGCAGGGTTCATCTGTTAATCCAAAGGGTCGCATGGCTGAGTCCAAGATTGCCCGTCTAACAAAGGAAGACCTCGACGTGTCCGATGATATCAAGGCCATTTTTGAAGGCACCGACGTTTCTGCTGATTTCATTGCTCGCGCAACTGAAGTATTTGAAGCAGCCGTTCTAACCAAGGTCAATGAGCAGATTTCTGTTCTTGACGAAAGATTTGAATTGGCTCTATCCGAAGAAACAGAAAGCCTAGGCGAGTCACTAGTTGAGCGCGTAGACACATATCTTGACTATGTTGTTGAGAGTTGGATGGAAAATAATGCCGTTGCTGTAGAGCGCGGTCTAAAGGCTGAGATCGTAGAAGGTTTCATGAAGGGTCTTAAGGATCTATTCACAGAACACTACATCGACATTCCAGATGAAGCCGTTGATGTAACCGAAGAACTAGCTGACCAGGTTGAAGTTCTCGAGGCTGTTATCAACGAAGAAATCGAAAAGAATATTGAGCTAACAGCTCAGATCAAAGAATTTGAGCGTGTAATTGCGTTCAATGAAGTTTCAGAAGGTCTTGCAGATACGCAGTACGCAAAACTACAATCGCTTTCTGAAGCAGTTGACTTCGATGACATTGAGTCATACCAGAAGAAGATTGCTACCCTTCGTGAGAGTTACTTCCCAACAAGGGGTTCGGCCGGCCCCCTAAACGAAAGTGTAACACTCGATGAGGAACCAGTGGGCGAAGAAATCGCTGAAAAGCAGGTTCCAGGCGAAATGGCTGCTTACATGTCTGCGATTACTCGCGGTATCAGAAAGTAAGTTTTTATAACATTAGTTGAAATCAATAAGGAGAACTAACATGCAATCTCTGAATGAACAAGTTCAGAAAAAGTGGCAGCCAGTCCTGGAGCATAATGACCTTGCTCCAATTCAGGACGCGCATCGCCGCTCAGTAGTAGCACAGCTTCTAGAAAATCAGGAAAAGTCTGCTCGCGAACAAGGTTTTGGATCTGGTGGTTACCAGGCTCCATCACTACTAGGTGAAACAGCTCCAACAAACGCTATGGGTGCTTCGTCATCTTCAGCCGCAGCTGGTTCTATCGACACATTTGATCCAGTGCTTATCTCATTGGTTCGTCGTTCTATGCCTAACCTAATTGCGTATGATATCTGCGGCGTTCAGCCAATGACAGGTCCAACAGGACTTATCTTTGCAATGCGTTCACGTTACACATCACAGACTGGCACAGAAGCTCTCTTCAACGAGGCTAACACAACCTTCTCTGCATCTGCTAAGGGTAATACAGCATCTTCATTCGTTGTTGCTAACACCTCAGTACGTTCACAGTCTGGTTCTGATCCAACTGGTCGTGTTACAGCCGGTGCTGCTGGCTATAACATGTCAACAGGTATGACTACTGCTCGTGCAGAAGCTCTTGGTGACGGTCGTGGTAACGATTTCCAGGAAATGGCATTCAGCATTGAGAAGGTTGCTGTAACCGCAGTTAGCCGCGCTCTCAAGGCAGAATACACAATGGAACTTGCACAGGATCTTAAGGCCATTCACGGTCTTGACGCTGAGCAGGAACTATCAAACATTCTTGCTGCTGAAATCCTTGCTGAAATCAACCGTGAAGTTGTTCGTACAATCAACTACACTGCTACAGCCGGCGCTCAGGAAAACGTAACTTCAACTGGTACGTTTAACCTAGACGTTGACTCTAACGGTCGTTGGATGGTAGAAAAGTTCAAGGGGCTATTGTTCCAGATTGAACGCGAAGCTAACCAAATTGCCAAGGCAACTCGTCGTGGTAAGGGTAACGTAATCATCTGCGGTTCTGACGTAGCTTCGGCTCTTCAGATGGCAGGCGTTCTTGATTACACTCCAGCTCTTGCAAACAATCTAAACGTGGACGACACAGGCAATACCTTCGCTGGTGTTCTTGGTGGTCGTATCAAGGTTTACATTGATCCATACTTCTCTTCTGCATCTGGTAAGCAGTATTTCACAATCGGCTATAAGGGCTCTTCAGCATTCGACGCTGGTCTGTTCTATTGCCCATACGTACCACTTCAGATGGTTCGTGCGGTTGGTGAAAACACCTTCCAGCCAAAGATCGGCTTCAAGACTCGTTACGGAATGGTTGCAAACCCATTTGCAACGACAGATGCCACTGGTGCTATCGGTGCGTTCGGCGATGCCCGCGCAAACCTTTACTACCGCTTTGTGCAGGTCACAAACCTTATGTAATAAAAACCTCGCTGATTCAAAGGCGAGGCAATACAAGACGGGTTCAAACCGCAAACTGGGAGGGCAGAAATGCTCTCCCTTTTTTATTATAAATAGTCGTATGTCAGTATATCAGAATCAACCAGATAACATCAATATGCTCGGGCAAAATGGTTTTCAGTTTGCTATCAAGCGACTGCCAACCGTGAACTATTTTGCTCAAGCTGTTTCTATTCCAGCCATCTCTATGAATGCTATTGAGTCACCAACTCCATTTGCGTTTGTACCACGCCCAGGAGATAGATTGACTTATGATCCATTGTCTGTTACATTTAAGGTTGATGAGGATCTAAAGAACTATTTTGAAATTCAGAAGTGGCTTGTTGGTCTTGGGCACCCTGACGATCTTGGGCAGACACGCGACCTATCAAAAGACATTCGTAATAACTCAGTTGGTTTTAGACCAGTTGGTAATGCAACAACATTCGTATCAGACGCAGTTCTTTCTGTCTTGACCAGTGCTAAGAATTTAAATATCAATATCTTCTTTTATGATTGCTTCCCAATCTCACTTACAGAACTAGCATTTACGTCTACCAATACAACAATTGATTATCTCGAAGCGACAGCGGTATTCAGATATCGTAAATATGCCCTAGACGAGTAATAGACTGACCCGATACAACATCCTTATTATACCTCAGATATAGTCGTTTGTCAATACAAATAATGCATTGACAAAGCTCAAACTTAATGGTATTATATACATATGAAACTTGAAGATATCCTTGAGAACTGGTCAAAAGACGCGCTATATGACGATCTTAACCTAGATCGCGATAGCCTCGCAATCTCTTCCCTTCACGCCAAATATATTCAAATCTTAGCCATTGAAAGGTCGCTTCTGAGATCATGCATGGCTAAGAAAAAAGGTCTGTATAAGGACTTGCGTGAGTATTACCTTGGTTCACTAAACAATCCCGATGACCTCGAGCGCATGAGCCGTGAACCTTTTCTTCACAAGGTGTTGAAGAATGAGGTTCATAACTATGTGGATTCTGATAGCGAATTGATGAAGCTAGACAACCGCATCTCTATGCAGGAAGAAAAGGTAGAGACACTAACCTCAATCATCAAAGCAATTCATCAGCGTGGTTATGATATCAAGTCCGCTATTGAGTGGAGAAAGTTCACGAATGGATTCTGATATCAGATTGCACAAAGTAAATGAAGCTTTTATTAGTGTTGAGTGTGACCCTGGTATTGCAAGAGAACTGGCTGAGCATCTTACGTTTGAAGTGCCTGGTGCTAAGTATAGCCCCGCATTCAAAGCAAAACATTGGGACGGTAAGATCCGTCTATTCAACTCTCGCAACAATCAAATCTACCACGGCCTCTCACGCGAGGTAATGCGTTGGGGGCAAGAGCATGATTACACCGTAGAGTCGGTTGATGGTTTTGACGCAACAGAAGAATTCTCACTGGCTGAAGCTAAAGAATTTGCACATTCGCTCGGGCTTCCGTTCGAACCCCACGATCATCAACTACGCGCATTTGCTCTTGCTGTTAGGAACAAACGCTGTGTTTTGGTTTCTCCTACTGGTTCTGGTAAATCACTTATCATCTATCTTTTGACGAGGTACTATGACTGCCGTACTCTTATTATTGTGCCAACTATTTCTTTGGTGCACCAGTTGTATTCTGATTTTGCCGACTATGGTTTTGTATCTGATGAGTTCGTTCACCGAATTTTTGGAGGGCAAGACAAACAAACAGATAAACCAGTTGTTATCTCAACCTGGCAATCCGTTTACGAAATGGATAAAAGATTTTTCGAATCTTTTGAGTTGATTGTCGGTGACGAAGCACATCTGTTCAAAGCACAGAGCCTTACTAAGATTATGACGTCCATGGTCAATACTCAGTATCGCTTTGGTCTCACGGGTACGCTTGATGGCTCACAGGTCAATGAATTGGTACTCGAAGGTCTGTTTGGTCCAGCAACCAAGATCATCTCCTCACGCGAACTAATGGATAAAGGCACACTTGCTGATTTGAAAATCAAAGTTCTGGTGTTGAATCATCCTGTTGCAGAAGCAAAGAAACTAAAAGGTGGTACATATCAAGATGAAATTGCACACATTATTTCTTTTGAACCTCGCAATAAATTCATTCGTAATCTTGCTGTATCTCTCGCGGGGAATACACTGATCCTTTATTCATATGTTGAAAAGCACGGTGCTATTTTGTATGATATGATCGGTGAGAAAGCAGGCAATCGCAAGGTGTTTTTCGTTCACGGTGGCGTTGATGGTGAAGAGCGTGAGGCCATCCGCGCTATCGTTGAGAAGGAAAAAGATGCTATCATCGTTGCGTCCTACGGCACCTTTAGTACAGGCATAAATATCAAGAACCTACATAATGTCATATTCGCAAGCCCAACTAAAAGCCGCGTTAGAACTATGCAATCAGTCGGGCGCGGCTTGCGCGTATCGGATACCAAAGACAGTATGACACTATTTGATATTGCAGACAATCTTACTATCGGCAATAATAAGAACTTCACATTGAACCACCTTATTGAACGTGTGAAGATGTACAACTCTGAGGGGTTTGCATATGAAATGCACACCATCAAACTAAAGGAGAGTTCTAATGACCGAAGTGTATTATTTGAAGATGAATAACGGTGATGATCTCCTATGCACCTACGAAGGTGAGGACGAGGATTGTCTTTATGTTTGTCAGCCATTCGTCGTTGATGCCACACCAAATCTTGACACTGGCATATTGACAACAACTATAATGCGTTGGATTCCATTTGATTCGCTCATGGAAACCAAAATAACTATTGACAAATGCAACGTAATGGTGTATTCTCAAGTAGAATTAGATATCGCAGAACGCTACCAACGCACCCTTATTATGCTGGAAGAGAAGCGTAAGTATGAAGCGCGCCAAGAAATGATTCGCGATATGGCCGAATCTGCAAATGGCATTAGCTTATCAATCCACTAGGAGTATATTATGACTGAAGAATTAGCGCCAATTACCTATGCCAAACCACCTAAGAAGAAAAAGCATTATGTGAATAATGTCGATTTGTTTGATGCCTTGGTAATTCATAGAGTTAAGGTGCAAGAGGCTAAGGAATCTGGTAAGCAATTGCCTCGCATCCCGCATTATATCGGCGAAGCGATTATGAAGATTGCGACACACCTTGCGTACAAGCCAAACTTCTCAAACTACACATTCCGCGAGGAAATGATTTCAGATGGCATCGAGAATTGCCTGCTGTATCTGAATAACTTTGACCCTGCGAAATCTAAGAACCCATTCGCATACTTCACACAGATTATTTACTTTGCATTCCTTCGCCGTATTCAGCGTGAGAAGCGTCACCTATATACCAAGTATGCAGCCATCGAGCAAGCAAACATTATGGGTGCTACATCTGAAAATCAAGGCGGTGATATTAGGTCTTATGATACGGACATCAAGTATGGTGAGTGGTCACAAGAACAGATGGAACGCTTTATGAAAGACTTTGAAGATTCCAGCATTGCTAAGAAAGCTAAGGCGGCTGAAACTAAAGAAGCGAAGGTGAATCCACAATGAAGATTGCACTTATCACTGATACGCACTGGGGTGTGCGTAATGACAATTCCACATTTCTCGACAACAACAAGAAATTCTTAGATGACATTTTCTTTCCGTATCTCGATACTCATGGCATTGACACTGTTATCCATCTCGGTGATTTGGTTGACCGTCGTAAATATCTTAATATCAATACAGCTAAGCGACTACGAGAAGATTTTATTAGACCGCTACACCAAAGAGAAATCCGCCCTCATCTTATCATCGGAAATCACGATACCTATTTCAAAAATACCAACTCTGTAAATTCAATCAGAGAAATCTATGGAAATGATTTCTGTATCTATGAGTCCGCTAGAGAGGTAAAAGTTGATGGCGTTCCAATTCTTTTCATTCCATGGATCTGCGATGATAACCGCGATGAAACGCTACAGCTTATCAGCACAACAAACGCTCAAATCTGCATGGGCCACCTCGAGCTTGCAGGTTTTGAAATGTATCGAGGTAGTCCAGTCAGCCATGGAGATGATCGTGGTTTGTTTGGTAGGTTCGACATGGTACTTAGCGGTCATTATCATCACAGGTCTTCTGCTGGGAACATTCACTACCTTGGTAGCCATGCTGAGTTTACTTGGAGCGACTACGATGACCCCAAAGGATTCCATATCCTTGATACGGAAACTCGTGAACTGGCGTTTATAGAAAACCCATTCAAGATGTTCCGCAAAATGTGGTACAATGACAAAGACATTACCACCGAAGCTTTGCTTGACAGAGACTTTTCAAAATACGCAGGTGCGTATGTGAAGCTTATCGTGCAGGGTAAAGATAATCCTTTCGCGTTCGATTTGTTTACCACGAAACTTTATGAAGCCAATCCTATCGAAGTGGTAATCGTTGAAGACCATCGCAACATGGACACCATTGACGAGAATGACCTATTGAACGAGGCCGAAGATACCCTTACGATTTTGTCTAAGTATATTGGCACACTAGAAACAAGCGTTGACACAAAAGAGCTTGACAATCTAATGCATTCTCTATACAATGAAGCAATGAAAATGGAAGTTTGATGATACATTTTACATCCGTTCGTTGGAAGAATTTTCTATCCACTGGCAACGCCTTCACAGAGATTTCACTAGATGCCAATCCATCAACGCTCATTGTTGGTGAGAATGGTGCTGGTAAATCTACTGTGTTGGATGCATTGTGCTTTTCATTGTATGGTAAGCCATTTCGTAAGATCAAAAAGGATCAGCTAGTCAACTCGGTCAATGGCCGAGATGTTATCGTTGAAGTTGAGTTTACTATTGGTGATAAGCAATATCTAATTCGGCGTGGTATCAAGCCAGCTATCTTTGAAATCATAGAGAATGGCAAGCTCCTAGATCAGGAAGCTGCTGCGCGTGATTATCAAGAGATGCTTGAGAAGAATATTCTGCGGTTGACAATGAAGTCCTTCACGCAGGTTGTCATTCTTGGTTCGTCATCGTTCGTACCATTCATGCAGCTATCAACTAACAATCGCCGTGAGGTCATTGAAGACCTGTTGGACATCCGTGTGTTCTCGTCAATGGCCTTGCTATTGAAGGATCGCGTCACGGGTGCGCGTGAGAACTACAATCTAAACGAACGCGATATGACATCCACATCCGATTCCGTTCTTGTCCAAGAAAAGCTTCGCAAGCAGCAAGAGGATCATAAGGGTGAAAAAATCCAAGAGCGCCGTGAGCGCATTGCTGAGCTGGAACAAGCTATTGATAGTGCGATGGTCAATGCACAGGAAGAGCAAGAAACTATCGCACAGCTAACCGAGTCTACAGATGACCACGATTCTGTGATTGAGAGGCAACGCAAGCTCCTCGCGTTAGAGAAAAGCTTGACACTAAAGAAGACTAACGCAAAGAAGTCAATCGCATTCTACCACGATAACAATGAGTGCCCAACATGCACACAGGATATCGACCAAGCAATCAAGTGTGAGAAGATAGATGAAAAAGAAAAAACAATTGCAGAGATCGAAGCTGCGCTCACTAAGCTATCTGGAGAAATTGCAACATGCGAAGCTCGTAGAGAAGCGATTGAGCGAGTACTTCGGCAAATCCATAAACATCAATCGAGCCTCAATAGCATCCAAGCCGATGTTCGCACAAGCCAAAAAGAAATCTCTATCTGGCAAAAAGAAATTGAAGGCCTCGAGAAAGAGACCGTCATTACCAGTCACGACGAAATCATCAAAGACCTACAAGAGAAATATAGCAATCTCTTGGAACGCAAAAAGCATCTACTTGCACAGAGAGAAATGCACGATCTGGCAGGAATAATTCTGCGCGACTCAGGTATCAAGTCTCGAATCATCAAGCAATATGTGCCCGTTATCAATACGCTTGTCAACAAGTACCTTGCTGCTATGGATTTCTTTGTCAAGTTCGAACTAAACGAGCAATTTGAAGAAAAGATTTTGTCACGCCATCGCGATGATTTCACATACGATTCATTTAGCGAAGGCGAAAAAATGCGTATCGACCTTTCGCTATTGTTTACATGGCGTTCCATCGCTCGTATGAAGAATAGCGTCAACACCAATCTACTTATCCTCGATGAGGTTTTTGATGCCTCGCTTGATGCTAACGGTTGTGACGAGTTTCTGAAGCTTATACATAATGTGGAAGACACCAACATCTTCGTCATCTCTCATAAGGGCGATGTTCTACAAGATAAGTTCACAAGCACACTCCGATTCACAAAACAGAAAAACTTTAGTAGGATGATATCATGATTATTCCGGGCAACGATCCACGTTTGAAGCAAGTGTGTAAGCCATTCAATTTTGATGTTGGCTACACAATGGAAGATGGTAGCATCCTCTCAGCCGAGAAGCTTTTCTATCTTCTCAAAGAACAGATGATTGCTAACAAAGGTGTAGGTTTGTCTGCTTGTCAGATTGGCATTATGACACGCGCATTTGTTATTGGCAACTTTACCGACCCCGATAGTGTGATTTCTGTTTTCAATCCGCGCATCGTAACAATGAATGATGATACTGTTGTGTATGAAGAGGGTTGCATTTCATACCCTGGTTTGTTTATGAAAGTGAAGCGCCCCAAAGAGTTTGAGGTTCGTTTCTCTGGTTGGGATGGCGTTGCTGGTACCACGATGTTCAAGGGCTACACAGCCAGAGTATTTCTCCATGAGCTAGACCATCTCGATGGCATTACCTTTCAAAGTAAGGCTAGTCGTTTTCATTTGGAACAAGCTATCAATCAATTAAAGAAAATGAATAGAATAAAGAAACATGCATAGAAAACGCTTGACAAACTCTTCAAATCTGTTTATAATGCAAATAATAGAGATTGGACAAAACATTGACAAAATATATTCCATACACAGTTGACGATATCAAAAAGTCTTCAGCCCGAGAGCTATTCACCGTCGTATCCACTTTTGCTGGTGGTGGTGGTTCATCAACTGGCTATCGCATCGCCGGCGGTAAAGTTATTGCCATGAATGAATTTGTAGAAGAAGCCATAAAAACATATTCAACAAATTTTCCAGATACCAAGATTATCCCAGGCGATATCAAAAAGCTTACTGGGCTTGATTTTCTTCGTGAAGCAAATCTCAAGCCTGGTGAACTTGATATCTTCGATGGGTCACCTCCTTGCTCCGCGTTCTCTGTTGCTGGTAAACGAGAGAAGCAATGGAAGGGTGCTATAAAGAAAACCGATAGCTCGTTTGAGATTGACGAATATGGTGAGCTAGAATTCGTCGAGGGTGAGACGTTTACGAAAACAGGCATCAAAACTTATAGTGATGGTATGGTTGTTGAAGCTATTGAAGATTTATTCCTAGAGTTCGTTCGCATCGCAAAAGATATCAAGCCTAAGGTTATCGTTGCAGAAAACGTCAAGGGTATCACAATGGGCGAAGCGCGCAAGAAGCTTGTAGAGTTTCAGAACGCATTTGAAAACATTGAACCTGGTTATGTTGTCACGCATCACGTTTTGAGCGCCGCAAATTATGGAGTTCCGCAAGCGCGTGAGAGACTGTTCTTTGTCTGTGTGCGTAGTGATGTTGCTAGTGTGATCGGTATGAACTGGATGAATGCCGAGACAATGACAAAGCCACCCGAAACAACTCCTATCATTCGTTCTGGTGGGCGTCGTCTAAGCGAGAATAGTCAACACATCTCATTGCGCGAAGCAATTGAAGATATCGAAAATGATCCTGAAGAAATCCAGATGCTTAAGGATTATGTGATGGGTGGCTTTCAAAAAGATTGGATCACGAAGCTTCCATTTAATCCCAAGCGTCATACCAAGCCGAGCGATACTGAGTATCGGTCATGGAATCCTACAGGTTCATGTTTCAATATGATTCGCCCTTGCCCAGAACTTCCATGCCCTACTCTAACGCAGAGAGGGCAACAGCTTTCTGTGTCTGGTGTGTTTCATTACGCAGAGAATAGAAAGTTTACCATCAAAGAGTTGAAACGAATCATGAGTCTTCCAGAAGACTACATATTGTCTGGAAACTTTGATAAGCAAGCAGAACGAATCGGGCGCATGGTTGCTCCTAAAATGATGGGTGCGCTTGCGTCTAACATCTACAATAAAATATTGAAACCCTATAAGGAAGCTACACAATGACAGGTCAGTTCACGTTCGCGACACGCGAAGAAGGCTTTGATACGCACATCGACACATCCATTCGCGGCTACAGTGATCTGTGGCAAGACGTTGTGGATATCTCCCAGTACTTTGTTGAGAATGATACCAGCGTGGTCGATATTGGTTGCTCGACAGGTAAGATGTTAAAGAGTATGATTAACCAGAACACGTTTGCACCTAACGCAATTTATACAGGTCTAGAGATTGAACCTGAGTTTTGGGGACCATACGATCAGGACGAAAAGGATTTCGACAACCTCACATATCACAAGGGTGATGCTAATGGGTATTATTTCGACAACTGTTCATATGTCACGTCCATCTTCACACTTCAGTTCATGCCGTACCATGATCGTATGCATCTAATCAGTCGCGTATTCAATGGATTGAACCCTGGTGGTGCTTTTGTCTTCGCGGAGAAGACGATGCCTGAGAATGTACGAATCCATGAAATTCGCACCTTTACCTATTATGATTACAAGCGCCGCACGTTTACCACCGACGATATCATGGACAAGGAGCATCAGCTCCGTCATATGACCAAACCAAACACCCGTGGCGAGCTAATCAAGGTCTGTCTAGACGCCGGCTTTCAAGCGGTTGACACCTTCTGGCAGAACCACGCCTTTACAGGGTTCATTGCGTTGAAGGGAACGACACAAAAGTAACATAAAATGTTTCAAAAATAATTGAAAAAACACCAAAATACCTGAAAATAATTGGCAAACAATTTCAATGGCTTAGCGGAGATGATCCCTAAGCCATTGTTTTTGCTTGTTTTTCTAGCCTTGACAATGAGGTGGTTCTTTGCTATTATAAGAATATAAGATGAATTGAAAGACGAGAGACACACCATGAGCGTAGCAACAAACCCCAACCGCCGTCAAGCCCTTCGCGAAGCAACCCAAGATGCTATTGCTCAGTTCATGCAGAACGGCGGCTATGTGACCCGTTGCGAGACTTCTACTGCTAAGGTCAAGACGTTTCGCCACTTTGCTTCCATTGCCTCGCAAGGCCGCAAATTGACCACCCTCCGCAATGCCGGCTTTGCTTCTCGCTAATTGAAAGGTTCAACCATGTTCTCCATTCGCAAGCTCGACCTCTACCTTGCCGCTATCCGCGCTGATTATGCCGCTTTCAAGTTCCGCGGCGAACATGCCAACTCTCCTTGGACCGCTGAGATGGTTGATGAATTCAACCGTACCCTGACCTACGAGATTGGTAGCCGTTATGTGAAGGTCGTCAAATACGCCGGCACACCCAACGCCTCTGTCCACTCCTTCATTTGCATGAACGATATGGGCAAATTCTGCAAGGGCGATATCCTGAAGGCCGCAAGCTGGAAGGCTCCCGCTAGGAATCATGCTCGCGGCAATGTAGTGCTCCGCGATTACCCCACCGTCCAATGGACCGGCATCATCTGAGAAAGGTTTACACCATGAGAAAAGTCCTTCGCAAGACCGTCCGCGCTTCTACCCTCACCGAGATTGCTAACCGTCTGTTGGCTTCGCCCTCGTCCACGCGGGATGAGCGGGTCGGTGTTATCGTTCTCTTGGAGTCTTCACTTCTCACCGACGACGCCTACCGTGGCTATAACTACCTTGATGCCGAGCAGATTGGCTTTGAAGGTGTGCAGCCCGGCATTCGGCCCGAGCGTGGCGTTACCAACCAGTTTGCCGACACCGACAACACCCGCCGTGTTTACCTCTGAGGAGAATCCTATGACCCAGTTGGAACACAAAATGAACGAGGGTATTGATGCTCTCATCAAGCAACTCGAAGCCGCTAAAGATGGGCAGGGTTTCAAGTCTAAGGCGTGGGCTGTGGAGAAAGTGGCTGAGGAAGCCAAGAACTACGCCGACTATTGGAACTACAAACTGGACGATTGGGCTTCCGACTGAGGAGAATTGAGATGGACTTTTCTTACGCCGAAATAATGGATCAGATCCGCATGGCTGAAATGACCGGTGATGTTGACGCCGAAGAATATTGGCATGAAATGCTGGAATGTGTCATGCAAATTGACGCGATTAACGAAGGCGATGATTATGAGGATGATGGTCAGCCATCCGAGATGCAAGAATGGCAAGATTATGACCGAGATTGCTAGTTGACAAACCGCGCGCCATGTGGTACTATACATAATGAATTGAGGAGAAGGTAATGGCTGAGAAACTGGTATCGCCTGGCGCGCTTGACAAGTTGGCTAAACTGCTTGCGGCTGAGAACATTGCTGTGGAACATGCACCCGTGGTCACCGCGTCTTTTGATGTTAAGAACCGCGTCCTACGTCTGCCTATGTGGCAGGAAATGACCGAAAGCTTGTACCATCTGCTGGTGCTTCACGAGGTCGGTCATGCACTGGAAACTCCGTGCGATGGCTGGAAAGGTGCTATTGACGCCGTTGAGGAATCAGACGGCCGCCGTGTGTCGCGCACATTCCAAGGCTATTTGAATGTTGTTGAGGACGCGCGGATTGAGCGTAAGATTAAGGCTAAGTTCCCCGGCTCGCGCCGTGATTTTCACGATGGCTACAAGTGGCTTTTTGAGTCGGACTTTTTCAATGTGAAGTCTACCAATCCCGATGAACTGTCAACCATTGACCGTATCAACCTTTACTTCAAGGTTGGTTCTCATATGCAGGTGCCGTTCTCGGATGAAGAACAGGTGTTTGTAAAGCGGGCTGAGGACATCCACACATGGGATGAGGCCGTCCAGCTTGCTAATGATCTCCTTGCTTTTGCCAAAGAAAAGGCGGAGCAGGAAGAGGAAGACCTGGATGAAGAAAAGCGTGACGTTTCTACCCGCACCCTTGATGATGATGACGGCGAGGAAGGTGACGATTGGGAAGATGGTGAAGATGGCGATGAAGGGTTAAAAGGCGAGTCCGATCAAGATGAAGTCGGCGATGGTAATGATGAGGACAAACCGAAGCCCTCGCGCCGTAAGTCTGGTGGTCAGATAGAAGAGGCTACCACTGATAAGGCTCTGTCTGATAAGATGCAGGATTTGGTTGATCCTACTATGCTCGGCAGGGAACTCCGTTATGTGGTGCTGCCGAAGGATATCAATTCGGATAACTTCATTGTGAAGTATGGCGATATCCTGAAGTATGCTCAGCATGATATCAACCTCGGCAAGGTGGCCGATTATCAAGCTTTTGCCAATCGTGTGTTCTCCAAGTTCCGCAGCGACAATAACAATGCCATCAATTATATGGTCAAGGAGTTTGAAATGAAGAAGGCTGCTACGGCCTATTCCCGTAGCAAGCAATCCAAGACTGGTACCATTGATACGACAAAGATCCATAGCTATAAGTTCAGCGAGGATATCTTCCGTCGTCTCACGGTACTGCCGACCGGCAAGAACCACGGGCTTGTCGTCTATCTCGACCTATCTGGTTCCATGTCTGGTCATATCCGCGGTGCGGTTGAACAGATGATTACCCTGGCTACTTTTTGTCGCCGTGCTAACATCCCACACCGTATCTATGGTTTCTCGACCAGCCTGGCTGGTGCAGGTTACAATCATCCTGCTACTCTGAAATACCACGATATGCGGTCTAAAATCAATACGGAATGGCGTAACATTGACAATCGTGTTGACAAGCATTTCGTATACCCTAACACGGAACTGTCACTGCTGGAATTGTTTCACGAGGGCATGAACCTGCGTGATTTTAATTTCATGTGTTCCACATTGCTTATTTCAGGTATGATCCAGAACTATACCACATGCGATCTGGTTCCTGCTGGCTATAATAATGTGAAGCATTATGTCCGTGATGTTATCTTCAATAAATTCCGTGACCCGTTTGAGTTCCTCAGCCTTGGATCGACCCCGTTCAATGATTCCTTGATGCTTGGTCGCGATATCATTACCAAGTTCACGAAGGAGAAGAACCTCGAGATTGTGAACATGGTAACTATCACTGACGGCGAGTCCGATCATCCATCATATATTCTGCACAAGCAGAATGGGCAACGTGGTAATTTGGCTGGTTCTAGTATCATCCACAATAACCGCACCTCGTTCCTGACCGACGAGCATAGCAGGCGCCAAATTCGTTTGAATTTTGAGCATAACCATCAATATACCTCAATGTATGCTAAACTCATCCGTGACACGATGAAGGTCAATCTTGTTGGCTTCTACATTACCAACAGTGCCCGTGACGTTACCAGCGGCGCCCAGATGGCTGGGTCAAACTGGTATGATGCTGACCTGATGGCTAAGTCTTTCCGTTCTAATCAGTACGCAATTGTGCCTGGCTTGTATGGTCACAATGAGTTCTATTATATCAAGGGCGGCAAAGACTTGCGTACCGAGAGTTCTGGCATGGGTGATATTGCTGCGGATTCTTCGAAGGGTAAACTGAAAACCGCGTTTGCCAACGCACAATCCAAGCGCGGTACGTCCCGTGTTGTGTTGGCTAAGTTTATCGACAAGATCGCCGTATAAATACAAAGCAAAAATGAGGGGTTGACAAATCCCTCATTACCAACTACAATGGTAACATGATGACAAAAGGAGATGGCTATGTTTAAAGTATCATATACTCTCAAGGATGAAAACAAGCTTCTGTCGGACGAGACGGCCAAGTTTCGTTACCTACAGGATGCTTTCGATTTCATGCGTCGTTTGTTGGCTTCTACTGGACTTGTTGGTAAACCCACCATCGAGCGGCTTTGACCATTGACAATCCGACCTAATCCGTGCTATAATACTTATATGATGATGAAAAGAGGGCGATGAAATGAATACCAATCAGTCCAAGTTCCTTGAGAAAGCCATCAGCAAGTTCGGTACTGACGCAGTGGTAGCTCGTTCTGAGCTTTGCGATTTTGCTTTGGCAAGCAATTTCAAGCGGGGTTCTTATCGTTGGATTTTTAAAGACGAGTATCGTGCTAGCCATGGCAAGTACAAGCTGCCTGCCGTCTCTGGCGCTGCTAGTGTTGATACTACGTCCATTGCTGCTATGGCGGCCGATATCGTTCCCATTCGCAAGGCTCAGCCAGTGGTTACCACTACCAAGTTCGATCCTAACGCCGTGTCGGAGCATGATTATGCTGCGGTGCCCGAGAAGGACAAGAACTATGTGCCTTTTGGCGAGTTCAAGATGATCGAAAAAATCATTGCGTCTGGCAAGTTTTTCCCTGTGTTTATTTCTGGGCATTCTGGCAACGGCAAGACTTTCATGGTTGAGCAGGCTTGCAGCAAAGCCAAACGAGCCATGATCCGTGTGCAGATGTCGCGTGAGACCGACGAGGACGATCTGATCGGTGGTTTCCGTCTTATCAATGGCGAGACCAAGTTCATGAAAGGCCCGGTACTTCGTGCGATGGAAATCGGTGCTTTGCTTCTGATTGACGAGGCCGACCGTGCTGATCCTGGCAAGGCTATGTGCCTCCAGGGTATCCTCGAGGGCAAGTCTTACTATGTGAAGAAGACTGGTGAGATTGTAAAGCCAGCCGATGGCTTTAATATCATGGTCACTGCAAACACCAAGGGCCGTGGCTCTGAGGATGGGCGTTATGTTGCTGCGACCATGCTTGACGATGCTTGGCTTGAGCGTTTCCCGATCACGGTCGAGCAGGAATATCCTACTGTCCAGATCGAAAAGAAGATCCTCGTCAACTATCTTGGCAAAGATTTGCCCGAGGCTGATGTTTCGTTCATCGACCATCTGACCGTCTGGTCTGAAATCATCCGCAAGACCTTTGCTGATGGTGCCATTGATGAACTCATTTCCACTCGCCGTCTGGTGCATATCGCACAGACGTTCCTGATGCTCGGTGACCGCATGAAGGCCATCAAGTTCTGCATTAACCGTTTCGATGAAGAGACCAAGACCGCGTTCCTTGATCTCTATAGCAAGGTTGATCCTACGATCAATCCCATCCCCGCCACTCCGGCAGTTGATGCTGCCTCGGAGAAGTCTCAGGAAATTTCTTTCTGAGATTAATATAACCTAAATTATGGAGAAATATATGTCACAGTTGTCCTTGATTGAAAAGCACCTTCGTCGTAACAACACCGGTCCTGGTGTCACTGTCGCTAAGCTTTCTAAGCTCACTGGCATTTCTAAGGAAGGTATCTATAAGCGTGTTAGTGACCTTCGCGAAGCGCACACAATCTACAGCAACTACCGCAAGGTAAATGGCGAGCGCAAGCTTTACTATCGCATCGCTGCCTAATTTATGCTATATAGGGTGGGGAGCATTCCTCACCCTATTTTTAATGGAGTCTAAAATTGAATAACGATGAAATTCCCTACGCCCATCTTCGTGGTCTGAGTGTTACAGTTCGGAACAATGATATCAATGGTGCATTGCGCGTCCTGAAGAAGAAAATTCAAGCTGATGGTATAATGCGAGACCTTTCTGAGCGCGAACATTACACGAAGCCTTCCATGCAACGCCGTCTGAATAAAATTCAGGCTATTCGCCGTTGGAAAAAGAAGCAGCAGGAAGCTGCTGAACAGCTTTGAATTTCCATATATATTATTGCAATTTTTAACATGGAGTCGTTATGTCCGCACTAGAAGTTTCTGTAACAATTGAAGAACTACGCAAGCGTAAGATTTTAGTAGCCACACCTATGTACGGCGGTATGTGTGGTGGTACATATACAAAGTCAACTGCCGATCTTGCGTCCATGGCAGCACAGTATGGCATGGATGTTCGCTTCTATTATCTCTTCAATGAATCCCTAATTACTCGTGCGCGAAATTACCTCGTGGACGAATTTCTGCGTTCTGATTGTACTCACTTGATGTTCATCGACGCCGACATTGGTTTTGATCCGAATGATGTTATTGCATTGTCGGTCATTGCGGAAGCTGGCAGTGATAAGGAAATCGTATGTGGTCCGTATCCCAAGAAATGTATTGCTTGGGAAAAGATCAAGCGCGCGGTCGACCGTGGCTTCGCTGACAAGGATCCAGAGAACCTCGAGAAGTATGTTGGCGATTATGTTTTCAATCCTAAGGAAGGATCTGGATCCATTGCTCTCGATCAACCAGTAGAGGTGCTTGAAGGTGGCACTGGCTTTATGATGATCCAGCGTTCTGCGTTGGAAAAGTTTGCAGCCGCTTACCCACAATACACATATCTGCCTGACCATGTGCGTACCGCACACTTTGATGGTACCCGCGAAATCATGCAGTTCTTCCAGGCTGAGATTGATCCTAAGTCTAAGCGGTACCTATCAGAAGATTATTGGTTCTGCCAGAAGATGTGGGACATCAATGTGAAGACATGGCTTTGCCCATGGATGAAGCTTCAGCACATGGGTTCATATGTGTTTGCTGGTTCTCTTATTGATCTGGCTCAGATCGGCGCTGGTGCTACCGCTGACGTAGGTGAATTAGCTCCTCGTAAAAAGTAACTTGACATTCGCATTCACACCTGCTATTATGATTATCTTGAGTGAAGGAATATACCATGAAAATCTCTAAGACCACAATCGACGTACTAAAGAATTTTGCGACAATCAATCCCAGCATGTTGTTTTCTGCTGGCTCAGAATTGAAGACGGTCTCACCACAAAAGACCGTCTTCGCAAAGGTAAAGATCGAAGATACAATCGACACTGAATTTGGTGTCTTCGATTTGTCTCAGTTCATTAATGTTTTGAGTGACTACGAAAATCCCGATATCTCTGTCAATAACACGTTCATCTCCATCACAAATGGAACTGGCGATATCTCAGATATCGTTCGTGCAAAGGCAGAGCTTCTTCCCAGTCTTCCTACCAAGGAAGTTACTCTACCTTCGGTCGATGTAGCTTTTGTTCTGGAAGCAGCGAAGCTTCAAAGAGCATTGCGTCAAGCTTCGCTTCTCGTTCTGCCAGAAATTGCTCTTGTTGGTGAACATGGTAACGCATACTTCTGCGCTATTGATTCGCGCAGCGATTCCACGAATCGTTTCAAGAGCCCTGTAGGCAAGGCTGAGAAGAGTTATAAGATGATCTTCAAGGTTGATAACCTTAAGGTCATGGGTGGTAAGGACTATGATGTGAAGGTATCTTCAAAGGGTATCGCATACTTTGCATCCACTGATGGCATCTGTCATTACTGGGTCGCAACGGAATCTGGTTCGTCTTTTGATGCCTAATCGGTGGGGGCGAAAGCCCCCATCTTTCGTTATGGATATGTGAAATGACACAAGATAGCAAGCAGTCTAAGCTCGGCCGCGCGGGCGAGAGTATTGTGTTGAATTGGTATAGTGAACAGGGTATGAAGGTTAAGGCATCTATTGACCAATATGATAGCTACAAAGATGCTTTGATAGATGGTAAGTGGGCAGAAGTCAAGACACAGGTTCCATTCGTCTACCGAGATTCATTTACCATAAAGCCAAATCAGTTACGCAAATGCCAAAATGTTTGTCGATTGATTTTCGTTTCTGTACCAAACTCAAAAGAAAAACACTATAGCGCAGGAAAAGTGTATTGCATTTTTCCAGAAGATGGGTTACAATACAATAAGTATACCACCAAAGATGGGCGTGAAATGATACTCATTCCGATCAAGCAAGATGGTATGCGTGAAATTTTTGAAATGACCGAAGAGGAACAGAAGATCCTTCAGCGATATTCTGTGTCTTCTTGGAACTGATGGAGCCAACATGCGTGAAGAATTTCTCTGGGTAGAAAAGTATCGGCCGCATAAGATTGCCGATTGCATTCTACCTGATGACCTGAAGCAAACATTCCAACAATTCGTAAACGACGGCAGCATTCCTAATCTGTTGCTTGCTGGCACTGCTGGTGTCGGTAAGACAACGGTCGCTCGTGCTATGCTTGACGAGATCAATGCTGACTATTTAATTATCAATGGGTCAATGAATGGTAACATTGACACACTGCGAAATGAAATTCGCAACTATGCAGGTACCGTATCATTTGGTGGAGGTCGTAAGTATGTTATCTTGGATGAGGCGGATTACCTCAACGCTAGTTCCACACAGCCCGCACTCAGAAACTTCATGGAGGAGTTCTCAAGTAACTGTGGATTTATTCTCACCTGCAATTTCAAGAACCGAATTATCCAACCACTACATTCTCGGTGCGCTGTTGTAGACTTTAAGATCCAGAAGAAGCAACTTGGTGGTCTTGCTGTTGAGTTTATGAAGCGAGCCATTTGGATCCTTGAGGCTGAGAATGTTGAGTATGATAAAGGTGCAGTCGCAGAGGTAATCAAGAAGCATCTGCCCGATTGGCGGCGTGTACTCAATGAGTTCCAGAGGTATGCTGCGCGTGGTAAGATTGACACTGGTATCCTTGCGTCGGTCGATAATACCAATATCAGCGAACTTGTCAAGTGTTTGAAGAACCGCGAGTTTGAGAACATGCGAAAGTGGATTGGCACTAACTCTAGCGCGGACGTGAATACTCTATTCCGTTCTCTGTATGATACCGCTTATGATATCCTAGATCAGAATTCTGTACCGCAGTTGATCCTCATTCTTGCGGACTATCAGTACAAAGCTGCTTTTGTTGTTGACCAAGAAATCAACCTTGCTGCATGTATGACGCAGATTATGATTGATTGTGAGTTCAAGTCATAGGACAAATACGATGGCAAAATACTTAGATAGATCAGCGATAGAAGACCTTGACTCTTATAGACAAGAGATATTTGCGATTAGAGAAAGAGCATATGCAAAGCATGGTATTGATATATTGGATAACGATACTCTAAGCTCCGTATCAATCTACAATTTGGTTTCTCAATATGATCCAGATTACAATATCAACTTTGCTAGAAATGGTGAAGATGCGATTTCTAATCGAATTGAAATTGAACAGAAATGTAGCAGAGTCGAAAACGATAAGAAACTGGCTTCATTTATGTTTCATGCTATGGGTAACCTTATCTATGATCGGTATATCTTTGTTGCGCGCCACAAAGACAATCTAGACCTACTCAGGATCTATGATATAAGTCAGAAAAAAAATCTGAAAATCATTCATAAGCATTTGACGGCAGAACGAGATGCTTGGTTAGAACGAGGCAGAAAAGATCAAAGCAAAATGAAAAGGGATGTCGTTTTGCTGTCTGAGAAAATGATGAAAGAACAACTGACAAGCTTATCTAAAATCAAGATATATACATGTGAAGTTATTAGAGGTTGACAATGGCAAATCTGATCTACACAGAAAATGAATTTCTATCGCTGTTCAGTTTTAACAAGACAGTCAGTTTTGAAGACTTTAGCAACCAAATTTCTGTGTTGAATGGTAGCGATACCTCAGGAAATTTCGTCGTCAGGAGCGACCTTGATACATTCATCGAAAGAGTTGCAAAAAGCGATGACAGAAAAGATAGACTGAACTTATACAAAGAACAAATGTATAAGATGCTCGTTCTAGAACCAGAGGTAGCTCTTACAGAATGGTTTCGTAAGACTGCTAAAATCGCAGAACCGATTGAGCATTATTTTCAAATACCACCCGCTCAGATTTTAAATGGTGACACATTTGCTGGCCGTACATACAGCAAATATGGTCGTATCTGCAAAAACATTAATTTCGAAAAATTTTTCAGCACACGCAAACTTTACAGTAACGATTTCGAGTACACTTTTGGTTTACTAAAAGTGATGTTTGAACAATTTAAAATACGCAACAGTTTAGCCAGCCCCGCTTTCTTTGACCATATATGCAAAATTGAAAACAGTAACTATGGACAATTCTGGACCGATTTTATGATTGGTTGTAATAGGGCTAGCATTTTTAATCCAGCAACATACAAGGGCATCTTAGACGAAATTCTTCCTGGTAAAATTTTGTTTGCTCCAGTTATGGGTTGGAATAGCTATCAGTTCGCATTTTATTCGAGCGGATTCGAGAAGTTTATCGCAACTGATGTTATACCTGAGGTTGTTGAAAACGGAAAAACATTGCACAAAGTCTGGCAAGATTTTTCAGACAAGAGTTTTTTTGGAGTAGCGGATAAGTCTGTCGATCTATATTGTTGCCCCTCAGAAAAACTGAAGTCGATTGGATTCGAAGATACATATCGAGAGAAGGTAGATGCGGTTCTGTTTAGCCCGCCATATTATGACCTTGAAATTTATGATAGCGAAGATCAAAGTTTTACCAATTATCCTAACTATGAAGAATGGCTAGAAAAATACTGGGAAGCTACCGTCCTTACAGCAAAGGAAGTGATGAAGCCAGATGCCAATTTTGCGTTTGTTATCTCTAACTATAGAAATAAAGCCAAACAAGAAGTGAATATCAGCGAAGATATGATGAGAGTGGTAAGCAAGCACCTGAATCTTAAAGCCAGATATAAGATTCAGTGGTCAGCTATTGGAACTGGACGGCAAGCAAAAAAAACTAGAGGCGGAAATTTTGAAGACCTTTGGGTTTTCACAAAATAGCTAGACATTGAAAGTGTTTGGTGATACACTAATGGTTCTTCAAAAATACAAGAGAGTGTTTTATGGCTAGTCCTTTTGATTATGTAAACTCGATTATGAAGCCAAAACAACCAAACATGATGCGCGGACATGGAGAAGCAGAAGAGAAGGCTTATGTGCCTTTTCTCACTAACCGATCGCTGTCGTACCACCAAGACTGTGTACTGTATGCCAACGAGATGAACATGCGTGGGCATCTAGACAAATTACTCCAGTATGAGTATTTTATAAATATAATCAGGAAACAGAACCGTAAGTTTGCCAAGTGGCAAAAAGAAGAAAAGAACGATTCTGTCGACCTGGTTATGGAGTTCTTCGGCTATGGGCGTTCAGAAGCTAAACAAGCACTGACCGTATTGACACCCAGCCAAGTAGACCAGATCGGGTCGTTACTTGGCAAAAGGTGAACACAATGCAATCCATTATTGAATCCATGATTGAGGTACGACTAAAGACACCAGAAGATTTCCTAAAGATTCGCGAAACGCTCAGCCGCATCGGTGTCGCGTCCGCAGAAAAATCAACACTCTATCAATCTTGCCATATTTTCCACAAGCAGGGCCGCTACTATGTGGTTCACTTCAAGGAACTATTCGCGCTTGATGGCAAGCCAACCAACTTCTCTGATGATGATAAGGCTCGTCGAAACAAGATCGCTAATCTACTCGCTGAATGGGAGTTGATTGATCTCGTCGATCCTAAAGCATCGGAAGACCCTATTGCTTCATTAAATCAAATCAAAATTCTCACACACAAGGAGAAGAGTGATTGGAAACTGGAAGCTAAATACAACATCGGTAAGAACCGCGGAAAGGTCGCTTGATCGACGCAGCTTCTACCCTCTTGAATTTATGTGTAGTGTTGGGGGTATATCTCCTTCGCTACATATAAATAAAACCGTGATGCCCTCGGGGTCACATAATCAACCTTGCCTAATAGGAGGTCATACTATGACTAAGAACGACTACGCACAAATCCCATCTCCATTCGCATCTTTCGATCCTTTCTCTGTCGGCTTCGACAAGACATTTAAGCTGCTATCTTCGCAGTTGGATGGCATCGGTAAGAACCTTCCTGGATATCCACCTTACAATATCAAGAAGGTCGATGATAACAAGTATGTTATCGAAATGGCTGTCGCGGGATTCGCAAAGACAGATATCGAGCTGACTCTCGATGGTGGTAAGCTAACCATCGCTGGTAAGACTAAAGACTCCAGTGATATGGATAAGGCTACCGAATTCTACTACTACAAGGGAATTGCAGAGCGTGCCTTCAATCGCACATTCACTCTTGCTGATACTGTAGTGGTAAACAATGCCGAATTGATGAACGGCATTCTCAAGGTGTGGTTGGAAAACTTTATCCCTGAGAACCAGAAGCCTAAGAACATCAAGATCGACTAATTACAACCCATTGAATCCTACATCATGCAAGCGAGCTGGGAAACTGGCTCGCTATTATTGTTCGGAGAAAGACAAATGCAAAATATTTTTAACTTAATCGCAAAGAAAGTAGAAGACACACGCCGCTACTACAAGGCGTTGAATGAATTGAATCGTCTATCGGATAGAGAACTATCTGACATTGGATTATATCGTGGTGAAATTCCTATGGTTGCTATGACGGTACTAAATAGAAAGTAACTCAATAAGGAGTGACTATGGCTATTACATTCGAACAGTTGAATGAGTTCTTCGAAGATACGGGCGAAGATGTTATTCAGAAATATGTGGAACCTCTAAATGAGGTTATGGATTTTTATGAAATCAACACCCCTCAACGTATCTCAATGTTCCTTGCTCAGGTAGGCCATGAATCTGGTGGACTAAGAACGATCAAGGAAAATCTAAACTATTCAGCAGATCGCTTGAAGGTAATTTTCCCTAAGTATTTTCGTGGAGTAGATACAGCACCGTTCGCTAAGAACCCACAGAAAATTGCCAATCGTGTCTATGCTTCGCGCATGGGTAACGGTGATGAAGCATCAGGAGATGGGTATCGCTACTGCGGACGTGGGCTTATCCAATTGACAGGCAAATCAAATTATGAAGCTTTTGCCAAAGACATGGGGTGGCCACTAGAAGAAGCAACCGAGTGGTTGAGTACAGAAGAAGGAGCTGCGTGGAGTGCTGGATGGTTCTGGGACTCGCGTGAACTAAACAATTGGGCTGATAAAGGTGACGTTGTTAATGTAACTAAAAAAATCAATGGTGGTACCATTGGACTTGAAGATCGTAAATCTCATTATGCTGCTGCCCTGGAGATATTCACAGCATAAGGAAATGCGATGCCTAAATTTACAGTAGAAACGGATGAACCTAAACCAGCAATGGATCAGATTCCCCCTGCAACTAAAGGAGCAGGCGCTTCAATCCAGACTACATATATCGACTCAACCCCTAGAGCAGGTGCACCATCAGCCCCACAGTTATCCGAAGCAGCTCAGCTTGCTAAGATTGAACTGGAAAAGAAACAGTGGGAAGCAGAGAACGCAAAGCAGAATGAAGACTGGATGGTCAAGAAGTGGCGACCCGCAATGGGTTGGTGCTACATGGTCATTTGTTGTTTAGACATGGCTATATTCCCAATCATGTGGAATGTGATTCAAGTTATGATGAAGCAACCACTAACCCAATGGAATCCACTTACGCTGCAAGGCGCTGGTTTGTTCCATCTAGCAATGGGTGCAGTTCTTGGTATCTCTGCTTGGTCAAGAGGACAAGAGAAAATGCAAGGTGTAACAAAATAAGGATTTTAAAATGAATGATGATGTTGAAAGTGTGATGGTCGTTAGGTTTTTCACTGGCGATGAAGTGATTGGTAAAGTGAGTGCGTTTGGTCAGCATAATATTGTAATCAAAAAGCCCGCCGCTATTGTGATGCAACAGGGCACAAATGGTAAAGCCAGTATGGGCCTTCTTGATTACCTACCAATGGCAAAGAGTAAAGAGATTGTGGTTAGTTCGTCCAATATTCTCTTTGTCTATGAGCCAATGCTTGATGTTGAAAATGCTTACAACACCTCATTTGGTTCTGGATTGGTATTGCCGAAAAGCGGGTTGACATTTTGATGACGATGGTGTACTATACACCATGAGCAAATTTTACACCAATGCGATGCAGTTCGGCAACAACATCTTGGTTCGCGGTTACGACCGCGGGCTACAGTTCAACGAAAAGATTCCCTACAAGCCCACGATGTTTGTCCAGTCAAAGCATGAGAATGCAAGCTGGACCGACATTCGTGGGCTTTCGCTTGAGCCAATCCAATTTGAATCCATCAATGAAGCTAAGGACTTTCTCAAGCAATATGAAGACGTAACCAATTTCAATATCTTTGGTCTACAGCGGTTCGTCTACACATACCTGAATGAAGAATATCCAACCGATGTGCCATATGATCGTGACCAAATCAAGGTCGCATATCTTGATATCGAAGTAAGTTCTGAGAATGGTTTTCCTGCGGTAGAGCGAGCATCGGATACCGTCACAGCCATCACGTTGAAGAAAGGCCCGATCTTTCATGTGTTTGGTTTAAAGCCATACACACCAACACGCAATGACGTTTTCTACCATCACTGTGTCAACGAAAAAGAATTGCTCATTCGTTTTCTGAGTGAGTGGGCGCACGATGGTTATCCCGATATCGTCACTGGTTGGAATATCACATGGTTTGATATTCCTTATCTTGCCAAACGTATGACAACGGTCATTGGTGAAAGTGAAATGAAGCGCCTCTCACCATGGAAAAATGTCCGTGAGAGACGAGTTCAAATGACATTCAACAAGGTGCAGGTTGCATATGATATTGGTGGTGTGGCTACACTTGATTATCTTGAGATGTATAAGAAATTCACATACTCTCAGCAGGAATCATATCGTCTTGACCATATTGCATTCGTTGAACTTGGTGAGAAGAAACTAGACCATTCTGAATTTGAGACACTCCACGAATTCTACATGAAAGATCATACTAAGTTTATTGACTACAATATCATCGACGTGGAACTTATCGTGAAGATGGACGATAAGATGAAACTAATTGATATGGCCCTCGCGCTCGCGTATGACGCGAAAGTTACCATCGCGGACGTGTTCACGCAGGTGCGTATGTGGGATGTTATCACGCACAACCATTTGTGGAAGAAGAGAATCGCAGTACCACTCAACGGTGGTGGTAGCAAGGACGAAGTGTTTGTTGGTGCGTATGTGAAAGACCCACAGGTTGGTTCGCACTCATGGGTCATGTCTTTTGATTTGAACAGTCTGTATCCACATTTGATTATGCAGTATAACATTTCACCTGAAACCATTCATGTGAACGCGAAAGGCTATGCAATCCAAGCAGACGTTACGATTGATGATCTGCTTGCTGGTAATATGCCAGAAGTGCCTGATGGTTATGGCCTTGCAGCTAACGGTTGTTTCTTTAGTAAAGCGAAGCAAGGGTTCTTGCCTACGATTATGCAACGCATGTACAATGACCGTGTGGTGTATAAGGACAAGATGATCCTTGCTCAAAAGGCCTACGAGAATGCAAAGACCGAAGCTGAGAAAAAACAGGCTGTTAAAGATATCTCACGCTACAAGAATATGCAGCTTGCAAAGAAAGTACAGTTGAACTCCGCATATGGCGCTATCGGTAATCAGCATTTCCGTTTCTTTGATATTGACCAAGCTACCGCTATCACTCTTGGTGGGCAACTATCAATTCGTTGGGCTGAAAATGAAATGAATAAGTATCTCAACAAATTATTGAAGACGGAGGATTATGATTATGTTATTGCGTCTGATACAGATTCGCTTTATATTAGCTTTGATAAATTGGTACATAGCGTCTTTGAAAAGAGAATTGAGGCTGAAGGGCTTACTCCGGAACTCAAAGAAAAGATCATTAACTTTCTTGATAAGGTGGCTAGTGATAAAATGGAACCAGTTATTGATCGCATCTATCAGGATCTTGCTGAACGTATGTGTGCCTTCCAGCAAAAAATGAATATGAAGCGCGAAGTAATTGCAGACCGTGGCATCTGGACCGCAAAGAAGCGATACATTCTCAATGTCCATGATTCCGAAGGTGTGCGATATGCTAAGCCAAAATTAAAAATCATGGGTATGGAAGCTGTAAAGTCCTCAACACCAGCAGCTTGCCGCACGGCTATTAAAGATGTTCTTAACATCGTTATGACACAGAGCGAAGATGACCTGCATAGGTACATTGAAAAGTTCCGTAAAGAGTTTTGCAAGTTACCATTTGAAGATATTGCATTCCCTCGCAGTGTCCAGAACCTCACTAAATATCAGTACGAGACAAAAGGCGTTCCCATGCATGTGCGTGGTGCTATCGTATTCAATAAGAAGCTGCAACAGATGAAGCTTACGAAAAAATACGAGCAAATCAAAGACGGTGAAAAGATCCGCTTTGCTTATATGAAGATGCCAAATCCTATCCATGAGAATGTGATTGCCGTAATCTCTCAGTTGCCACCTGAGTTTAAATTAAACGCATATATTGACTATGATATGCAATTTGATAAGGCATTTCTCGATCCACTTCGCACTATTCTTAACACCATTAATTGGCACACCGAAAAACAATCCACACTGGAGGCATTCTTCACATGAAAGACGACGAATACGATTTTGGCTTTACATTTTCTGACACCGAAGAAATTAAAAGTCAGGCTGTTGACAAGGCAGAAGGCTTGCGTAAGATGATTATGCCATTGCTGAATAACTTGATGAAGAATCCTGAAAAGGATACCATCGTATGGCCTAACCGGGATAAGACAATCAAAACTTTCATCAAGAAGATGGATGACTACATGAAGTCCTGAAGGGCAATCGTATGACACAACTCTGGAGCATAGATTATAATGATTATACAAAAAATAAAGATTTAAAATGGCAGCATTGTTCCAGAACAAATAGATATGTTTATGTCACGCCTAATGGCATAAAAGATATCTACAACTTCTGTAAAATTTATAAAACTATATCAATTTTAGATTATGGATGTGGCTTTGATTATAGCTATGCAAAAGATGGATCGCATCAAAAAAAAATTACTGATAATATCAATGTTACTAGATATGACCCCTTTATCGAAGAATATTCTATTCAGCCTTCACAAGCTTCAGATATCGTAGTATGCAATAATGTATTAAACGCGATTGAACCTGATTTTTTTGATGAGGTTATGAAAAACATTTATAATTTGACAAACAAGGCCGTAATATGTAACATAATTGTTCCCGGGATGCACATATCAACAGCCGAAGAATTTATCAAGAAAATAGCAAAAAGTAAATTCACGATCAAAGAATTTACATATAAAACTCTAAATGAATGGAAAAATATCGTGGGCTACGCCACCCACGATTCTGATAATGATAGCAATGAAAAAGTTTTGTATATGTTGCTAGAAAAATAATTGTGGTTGACAATCTAATAAACTTGTGATATGATGTTTATATTAATGGAGGTAATATGTCACTCAAAGATAAGCTAATCAAAAATTCTACAATCGCTTTCACGTCCACATTGGCTGATAGCAAAATCTTCGCGAAGAAGGATATGATTCCTACTTCTGTTCCCATGATTAACGTAGCACTATCTGGCAGCGTTGATGGCGGTATTGTACCAGGCCTTACAATGCTCGCTGGTCCATCAAAGCATTTCAAGACTGGCTTTGCTTTGCTTATGGCTTCATCGTTTCTAAAGAAGTATCCTGATGGTATCGTACTGTTTTATGATTCTGAGTTTGGTACTCCTCAGTCTTATTTTGAAACATTTGGTATTCCGTTTGATAGTGTGGTGCATACACCGATCACTGATATCGAGGAACTAAAGTTTGATATCATGCAGCAAATGAAAGAGATTACTCGCGACGAACATGTTATGATTGTTATTGATTCTATTGGTAATCTTGCATCAAAGAAAGAAGTGGACGATGCGCTAGACGGTAAGTCGGTCGCTGATATGTCCAGAGCAAAGCAGTTGAAGTCTTTGTTCCGTATGATTACGCCACACTTGACGCTCAAGGATATGCCTATGATCGTCGTCAATCATACCTATAAAGAGATCGGTCTATATCCAAAAGATATCGTTGGCGGTGGTACCGGCTCGTACTATTCATCCGATGCTATTTGGATTCTTGGTCGTCAGCAAGACAAGGACGGTACTGAGATCCAAGGTTACCATTTCGTTATCAATGTTGAGAAGTCGCGCTATGTCAAAGAGAAGTCCAAGATCCCAATTACCGTCTCTTTCGAAGGTGGTATTAATCGTTGGTCAGGCCTCCTTGATGTTGCTCTCGACGGCGGTTATATTATTAAGCCTAAGAATGGATGGTATGCAACAGTCGATAAGGAAACTGGAGAAGTCCATACACCAAACTTCCGAGCAGGAGATATTGTCAACAACAAAGAGTTTTGGCTAAAAATGTTCAAGGAAACGGATTTCTCTCAGTACATTGAAAGCAAGTACAAGATGGCTATGGGTGCTATCATGGAAGATAGTGGTGATGACGATGCCGAATAATGTTATTGACAATCCCGTTGCACCACGCTATAATCACTTAGATCATCCAAGCGTACAGAATTTCACATGCATCCATGTTCAAGATGGTGAGTTCGAAGGTTTGGTATATCACTATGAGAACCTAAAGATTGGCGCACCAGATGAAGAAGGTGCATTGCTTACCTTCAATTATCATATCGTTGAAGGTTCAACACCGGAAGATCCTGAAGTGAAGCGCCGTATGGAAGATGTTATTGCTTCCATCATTTATCATATTTTATCTGACAGTGTAGGGAAGATTGGATCCGATGAGAATAGAACAGACAATCCTGAAGAATCTGGTGCACAACGAGGACTTCGCACGGAAGACCCTGCCGTTTCTTAAAGACGAGTATTTTACCAATGGTAGTGAACGCGCGGTATTCCTGCGCGTTCATGATTTTATGATGAAGTATAATTCTAGGCCCACACGCGAAGCTCTTGCAGTTGAGTTGGACAATGCAACCAACATGCCAGAAGAAGAGCATAAGCGGGCTCTTGAGGTAGTTGCTAATCTTAGCGAACCAGAACCTACTGACATTCAATGGTTGCTTGACAACACCGAAAAGTTTTGCCAAGAGAAAGCTGTCCATAATGCAATCATGGAAAGCATTACCATTCTTGATGGTAAAGATAAGAACCGCTCGTCTAGTAGCATCCCTGAGATCCTATCAGAGGCCCTCGGCGTATCTTTTGATTCTCATGTTGGTCACGATTTCATCGAGGACTTCGGTGAGCGATATGATTTCTACCATCGCGTAGAAGAAAAGATTCCGTTTGATCTAGGTCTGATGAACGATATCACTCGTGGTGGTCTATCTCGTAAGTCTCTCAACATCATCCTCGCTGGCACCGGTGCTGGTAAAACTTTGATGATGTGCCACTTCGCAGCAAATAATCTTGCGTCTGGTAAGAATGTTCTCTATATCACGATGGAAATGGCCGAAGAGAAAATCGCAGAGCGCATTGATGCCAACCTGCTGAATGTGCCACTAGAAGACCTTGGGCAGCTACCGCGTGATATGTACGAAAAGAAGATTGAACGCCTTCGTGCGAAGACAACTGGTAAGCTTATCATCAAGGAATATCCTACTGCATCCGCACACGCGGGACATTTTAGGCATCTCCTGAATGAGCTAAATCTAAAGCGAAATTTTATGCCAGATATCATCTATATTGATTACCTGAATATCTGCATGTCCGCACGAATCAAACCTGGTGCAAATGTGAATAGTTATACATACATTAAGGCTATTGCAGAAGAGCTTCGTGGCCTTGCGGTAGAGAAAAATCTACCCATCGTATCAGCCACACAGACAACCAGGTCTGGCTATACTTCAAGCGATCCTGGGCTTGAAGATACATCTGAGTCGTTTGGTTTACCAGCCACGGCCGACTTTATGATTGCTCTTATCCGTACCGAAGACGCAGACGAGCGTGGGCAGGTAATGGTAAAGCAATTGAAGAACCGCTATGCTGATCCAGCTATCAATAAAAGGTTTATGCTTGGTATTGATAGAACCAAAATGCGTCTCTTTGACGCTGAGGATAGCGCACAGGATGATCTGATTGATGATAGTCGTGGTGGTAAGACCAAGCGGTCTGACTCCGTAATGGACAACTCTAAGTTTGGTATGGAAGACCGTGAGCGTACCAAACCAAAGTCAAAGTTTGGTAATTTCAAATTCTAAATAGATATTCGACGGCTGGAGAATTAAGTAATGCAGATTAAGATGTTCACAAAGGACGTGTGCAGTTATTGTGCTGCGGCCAAAGATTTCTTCAACGACCGCCATCTTGAGTTCACCGAGTTTAAGATTGGCAAACATATTACCCGTGAAGATTTCGTTAAGCAGTATCCTGACTATCGTACAGTACCTCAGATTTTTATCAATGACGAACATGTTGGTGGTTACGACGATTTAGTTAAGGATCCTAGATTTAAATAGGAGACTAAAATGTTAAAAACAACCATGGCTGTACTCATGCTGGTGTTCTTATGTAACACCGCAGAAGCCGAACCCAAGAAGAAAGTTTCAGCGAAGACCGCGGAACGCTACTGTAACCTAAGCGTACAAGACAGATACGCACATCTTGCAAAATTCTGCAAGCAGTTGCAAGCAAAGAGAGTAGTCCCAGCCGCAGCTGCTATTGTTGCGTCTACATATGATGACGACACGCCTGCAAATTTCTTCAGACAGGATAGGGAGAGAGCCGAAGCATCACAGTTTTTTGCTGGTTGGCAAAAGCTAGATGCGCCACCGGTAGAGCATAAGAAGCCTAAAGCTAAACCGGTAATGGCTGTTATTGATTTGAATACCGAGCTTCCTAAGGGTAACACCAATGTATCTCAGTCGCATCCAGAACAACCTATGCGCCGTGAAAATCCACGCCCTGTGTTTGCACCAGAACCAGTGCGGATTGCGAGAGAGTGGGAAGGGCTAAATGTAAGAAACGACCGTTCCGATCTTACCAAGCTACTATCAGCTGGTAATGATATGAAGGTGGACCCAGTTCGTATTCCATGGTGTGCAGCTTTCGCAAATGCGGTATTAAATAAGGCTGGATACCAGGGCACAGGTTCTCTATTAGCTCGCAGCTTTTTAGGGTACGGAATTCCTACTACATATCCAAGAGAAGGTGATATTGCGGTGTTTTCACGAGGCAAGAATAGCTCAGCAGGCCATGTTGGGTTCTATGTCGGTGAGGAAACTGTTGATGGTGTTAGATACATCAAGGTTCTTGGTGGTAACCAGAACAAAGAGGTTAGCGTAGCTTACTACCCAGCAAACAAGTTGCTGGGCTACAGAAAATTGGGCTAGCATACAAGGAGGTGCCTTTTATTATGTTAGTCAGGGGGAAGCAATAACGCTTTCCCCTTTTTCGTTTTATTATAAATAGGGTACGATGCTAAAATTCCGCGAGTTCATAGCTGAGGATGTTTCTGGTAGTCTGTCGGTGTTTGACATTGACGACACGCTATTCAGCACCACGACACAAGTCCTCGTCAGAAAAGATGGCAAGGTTGTTGAGAAATTAACACCAGCCGAGTTCAATGTGTACAAGCTAAAAGACGGTGAGGAATTTGACTTCGCTCAATTCCGATCATCTAAGGTGTTCGCTGATACCGCAAAGCCAATTGAGACTGTATTCAAGACGGCTAAGAAAATGATTAGCAGATTCCGTGCGCATCCTAACAAGCGCATTATCATCTGTACCGCTCGCGCGGATCTAGACGATAAGAAGCTGTTCCTTGATACGTTTAAAAAGTATGGCTTTGATATCACGCAGGTGCATGTGTATCGCGCAGGCAATATTAAAGCCCCAGGTGCAGAAGCCAAAAAGCAAATTGTTCGTGACCAACTAAAAGCTGGTAAGTATCAGGTAGCTAGAATGTTTGATGACGCTAAGGCCAACCTTGATAAGTTCATTGAACTGCATACCGAGTTTCCAAAGATTAATTTTGAAGCATTCCTAATCCATGAGGATGGAAGAATAACACGTTACAACGGATAACAAGAAAGGTATAAGCATGACATATATTCTAACACCAAATGGTCGTAGACCAATTGTTCCTATCAATGAATCCGCTGAGCAGGTAAATGATACCGAAATGGACATTGATTTTGATGTAGAACACTTTCTTGATTATGTCATGGAAAATTTCCCTGAGCTAACCGAAAAGTACATTGAAGAAAACTACGAGCAGGTAGATGAGCTATCAAGAAAGACACTTGGTTCATATGCTTACAAGGCAGACAATCAGCTTGGTAAAGTTGATGCAACTGGTCCTAGTCACAAGGCTGGTATTCCAAGTCATTACAGAGGCAAGAACAAGGAACTTGGTAAAGATCCTGCGGATAAAATGAGAGCTAGAAAAGCAGGCATCAAGCTTGCAGTTAAGAAGTTGGATAGATGAGGTATAATGGCAAATGGCAAATAAAGGTTTACAATTTGAATGGTGCATCTACCATCTCGTAGCTAAAGTGGATCCTAAAAAATTTGCTAACGATGCAAATGCCAAAACAGCCAAGGCCAATTACGCCACGGCTGATGCAGATGTAAAAAAAGATGCCGAATATGCTATCGTTATGATACAAAAAGCGTATGGTAAAATCAAAGATATCGAAAAAACATCTGGTGGTGGGGTAGAACCGAAAACTGATCTATATATTACATGCGCTAAGAAAGCAATCAAATGCTCTCTAAAGCATGGTGGTTCTATTCAACTATCATCTGGTGGTATTAAAACGACAGTAAAATTTCTCAATGGTGTATTGAAGAATGTGTCAAAGAAGCCTGGGTATGACGCTAAAAAAATCAAATCAATAATGTCTGTTCTAGCTGAATTAGATGAGGGATATGGTGATCTTGGGAAAATGCGTAGAACACAAGCTGACGTTGTGTTAGGGAAAGCACAGCGATACAATGACCTTCTTCAAAATATTTTAGGATCTGGTAAAAATCCTGTGGTTTCAAAAGAGTATGAAAAAATAAAATTAGCTATTATTGAAGAAGCGATAACAGGGAAATACACTTTTGGTGCAACATCAAAATTGGCAGCAGATCATATCTTATCCGACAAAAAACTAGAATTGGTTACACCAGCACTCATCAAAACCGTTTCAGATAAAACTTCAGTTAGAATTAGACTTAAGGGTCGTGGTAAAGAAATGGTTGCCGGTAAAGAAGTTAGATTGAATGAAGTGGTAGTTAGCTTTGACACTAAAGCGTAGTATCTGACCGGTTACAACATCCTTATTATACCATGGAAATATTAATTTGTCAAGTATTATAAATAGACGAGCAGAAAGCTAAGGCAGTCCTGCATGGTCGCGGTTAGGGTACGCCAATCCCGCTAGGAGTATGATGAAAAGATTCAAGAGCTTCGTGGTAGAAGCTGCGTTTTCGTCTGAGGAAGACAAGTCGCACTATACCCACATTGAAGACGAGATTTATGTTTCTGGAAAGAAGTCCATTGCTAAGATCAGTGGTTACTTCCATGACCTCATAAAGGGCATTCCTGAAACTGTAAATCAAACTAAGATCGACGGTGCTCCTAGCGTATTCTATGGCTATCAGAATGGTAAGTTCTTTGTAGCGACCAAATCAATCTTCAACAAAGATCCTAAGGTCAATTTCACCGTAGACGACATTGAGCGTAATCACGGCCACGCACCAGGGCTCGTAGCTAAACTAAAGCTCGCTCTAGAATATTTCCCCTACATTACAAACAACAAGAATGAGATCCTTCAAGGCGATATGATGTTCGCTAAGGTTGACCTGAAGAAGGTTGACATTGAAGGTGTCCAGCACTGGTTGTTCAAACCAAACACAGTTATCAATGCGGTACCTGTGAACTCGGTGCTTGGTAGAGAGATTGCTAAGTCGGTTGTTGGATTCGCACCGCATACTAAGTACAATGCATCTGGTAGTCGCGTGACAATTCAAGCGCGTGACATGAAGAAAAACTCACATGTGTTCCTGATGCCAATTGATGCGCCATCGTTGGATCATGTTGGTCATTTGAAGGCCCATATCACAGAGGTCGATAAGCTCCTTGCATCTATACCGGGTGATGCGTTTGCATACATTTCATCCGAAGAGATGAATCCACATTTTCTTGCATATGCCAACTATGTGATCCGTAATAACACCGATCAGTCGTATGCTGGTTTCCTTGCGTATATGAAAGAGAAGCTTCAGAAGTTCATTGACAAGGCTGCTAGTGAAAAAGGTAAAGCTTCAAAGCAGGTGGTATATGATACCATTACCAGCCAAATTGAATCCAATAAAAACCTAATCACAAATGTCCTTGATGTTCACAACAAGCTTGCTGATATCAAGGACAAGATTATTGACGAGCTAGACACATATCAACCTATTCGTAGATATTTTGAGAATGAGTTTGGTGCGTTGGTAAAGACAAATCCAGAAGGTTATGTTCTTCTCGGTAAGCACGGTACTGCAAAGCTAGTCAAGCGCCGCGTATTCAGTATGCAGAACTTTGCTCAGGGTTCATTCAGAAAGGCGGCACCGAAAGATGAGTAAATCTATCGTTATCGTACCGCTTGGTCGTTTCAATCCGCCACACAAAGAACACGCGCACCTAGTTGACGCAGTTATCAAGCTTGCTAAATCAACACACAGCGATGCCAAAGTTTTTGTTTCGCGCACCGTCAATAAGAAGAAAGATCCACTGACACCACAGGAAAAGATCCGATTCCTGAATAAGATGTTTCCTGGTCATAAGAAACTATTTGATGTGCCACCGATTTCTAATCCATCAATGGTTGGCGTACTAAAGAGTTTGTCTGGTAAATATGATACCATGCATATCGTATTGGGTGACGATAGAGTTGCAGAAATAAAAGCGTTTGTTGATAAGTACAACGGAACAGATTACAACTACGATAAGATCGAGGTTCATTCTCGCCACTCTATCGTAAACACTCGCGTTGGTGATCTTGATGGCGTTCACGCATCCGACATTCGCAAGTGGGCCCAAGCTGGTGACTTTGCTAAGGTCAGAGATGCTATGTCGGAACATCTTACCGATGCAGATGTAAAGCAAATGATCCGCATCATCCAATCGCGTCTAGGAAAAACAATGAATGAATCCGTAGTTGCTGAGGAAGAAATTCCACTACCATCTGACGCTGAGATTGATAGATATCTTGACAAGCTAACCGATATGAGTGAGCTGGATCTTCGCGATGAAGATGCTATGATGTTGGATATGATTGCGTATGATGATGAACCAAAGAATGTTCATGAAGGCCTAACATCTCAGCAACGCCAGAAGCGTTCACAAAAGATGAAATCTATGAGCAAGCGTCTTGCTCGTCTGCGTAAGCTTAAATCAAAGCAGATGCCAGCTGGGCAACGCCTACGCCTTCGTGCGCGTAAGGCTGCTATTATGATCCTTCGCGCTCGCGCAAGCGGCCGCAAGAACCTAGATTATAATGCGCTATCACGTTCGCAGCGCATCTCAGTTGATAATGCATTGACACAGCGTTTTGGTAAATCACTAAAGGGTGCTATCAATAGAATAGCCACACGCATTCTTCCACGTATCCGTAGCAAAGCGCAGGCTTCTGTAGCGCAGGCTCGCTCATCTACAAACGAGGCATTTCACATGTTCCTAGAAGGCAAAGAAGGTTCTGCAAAAGACAGAGCAACAGATATCAAGCAAGCAAAAGCAAAGAAGATTTCGGTATCAGATTGGGAAAAATCAAAAGCTGATGTCGCACATGATAGCCCATTGCATATTGACGCAACAAAAATTGTTTCAACAGATGTTGACCCTACAACGGTTGATCGTTCAGCGCCAAATCCAAAGCATACAACACATGGTGGTGGTAAGCGTCTTGCTCAATTTCGTATGCGTACCGAAGCACGTTCAAGCGCAGCCGATGCTGTAGATGCTGGCGATACCAATATCATCTATCAAATGCGTAAGGTTATCATCGCTCGCGGTGAGCATGAGGTGGTATTTGGTGATAAGCACAAGGTAAAGATTTCTGTGGTTGATGCGAGAAAGATGTTGGATCTATTTGATAGAACACGTTTGCCAGCTGATAAACAAAAGCTAACCGTTGCAGCTAGTAAGAGTTTGACTGCATTTAGAAATGTTTTGTCACATGGTATTCCAAAAGACAAGCCAAAAATTTCTCTTGGTGGCAGAAAGCTTGATGAGGTATCATTCAATGCTCGCAATTGGAATCCAAATGATTCTGATGCACCTCCTGGTATCACACAAGCTAATGAAAAGAAGAAGCCAGCAGTAAAGGAAGATTCGGAAGATCCAAATCAGTCGCGTCGTCTGAATCAAAAGATGGATGTTCTATTGCGTCTCGGCCTTGTTGACACAACCGAGCTTCAAGGTTATCGTCGTGCGTTGCGTAGTAGCAAGCAGTTTGCTTTGCAAAGCCCACAGCTTCGTAAGAACCTTGCTGATCTATTAGACAAGCTTATTGATTTGACTACGCAAGATCCTGCAACATATTCTCGCGTTCGTTATAACGTAGTGAATAAGGAACTTGATAGTCAACCAAATCCTGATCTACGCAAGAAAGCAAAGAAGTCTGGTGTATCTGAAGGTGTTTTGAATCAGGTGTTCGCTCGTGAAATGGCTGAATCAAACAATGTCAGTCGCGCATATAATCGCGTGGACTCATTTATTGCTGGCGGCTTCGCTGCTAAGTTGGATGAGGATCTAGCTGAAGATGGCGGGTATAAGAGTCCAACCGGTGGGTTAACTCAAAAGGGCCGAGATCGCTATAATAGAGAAACTGGTGGTAATCTGCAAGCCCCAGTTACTACACCACCATCTAAATTAAAAGCTGGATCAAAAGCCGCTGGTCGTCGTAAATCATTCTGCGCTCGCATGAGTGGTGTTGACGGACCGATGAAGAAACCAAACGGTGAGCCATCTCGTAAAGCCTTAGCATTGCGTAAGTGGAACTGCCGTAGCGAAGAAACAAGCGTTGACGAAAAGCGTGGACTATGGGATAATATTCACGCTAAACAGAACCGTATCAAGAATGGTTCTGGCGAGCATATGCGTAAGCCAGGTTCTGAAGGATCTCCATCAAACAAGGATCTCAGAGTTTCAAGAACAGAAGATATTACGGCCCGCCATGCATCCCATAAAGTGATTCGCGTGAAAGACGGCAGTAACTTCAGATATCGTAAGGTATATGAAGAACCTATTAGTATAGCTAAATATTCAGTTGACAAGCCGATTGTTGGCGATGCAGCCGATGGTCCAGATAAGGTCACAAAGACACCAGCACATTTCAAAGAGATTCGTAAGGCGCTTGCTGGTAAACGAGAATAAGTTCAAAATAAAAAAGGAGAAGTGAAAATGGATATGGATGTAATTATTGGTTGCGTTATTTTTCTAGCTATTGTTGGGTATTTGGTATATGCAAAGCCATGGAAAAATGAAGAGTTTATTGTTGCTGATGAGCAAGAAGCTAAAGCAGCAGTTGAAGAAGTAAAGGCTGAAGAAACGGTTGTCGTCGTTGTACCAGAGCCAGAGCCTGTTGTGGAAGCTGTTGTGGAAGAAGCACCAGTCGTTGTTATTGAGCCAGAAGATGCGCCTAAGCCTAAGAGAGGCAGAAAAGGGAAGAACTAATGGATGAGCTTTCAGAACTACTCAAGAAATCACTCGCTACAACCTTTGCGTTTTATCTGAAGGCTCATAACTTTCACTGGAACGTAGAAGGTCCATTCTTCTCGCAGTACCATGAATTTTTTGAAACTCTATACACCGATGCGTTTGAAGCTACCGATGGCCTTGCAGAACACATTCGCGCATTGAATGTTTATGCGCCAGGTTCATTCAAGCGTTTTGGTGAGCTATCAACCATTCAGGATGAGCTAACAGTTCCTAATGCTGCTGGTATGTTAAATCGTTTGTACGATGATAACAATGCAGTTATTGCTACGCTTGTTCCTGCACAGAAAGCAGCGGAGGTTGCTGGTGCGGTAGGAATTGAAAACTACCTACAAGACCGTATTGATATTCATAACAAACACGCTTGGATGTTGAGAGCGACAAAGAAGAGCTAAGAAAGGTAATTATGTCATATCGTAGCTTAGAAAACACAATTCGTTTTGGCCCTATCAAAGAAGAAAAGGACTACGAAGGGCAGATGGCCCGCGCACAGTTGCAGATAATTGCACAGCGCGCCTCCGCTCTTGCTGATATGATGAAAGACGATATGCAGCTAGAAGCTTGGGTACAGAGCAAGATCACAATGGCTGAAGATTATGTAACAACAGTCCACGATTATATGACTACTAGAAAGGGTAACTAAAATGTCTATTGATAAGAAAGCATTTGGTCTTAGCGATTCGCTAATCAGTGCGGTAAGCGAAGCACTCAAGGGTGGTCAAGTCAAAATCGACAAGAACCACAACGGCAAGATTGATGGGCAAGATTTCAAGATGCTCCGTAAGGAAGAAATTGTTGATGAAGGAAATCCTGCTAATAAGGAAAAGAAGAACGCAGCTGCGGCGGCTGTCGGTGCTAAGAACAGAGATAGTCAGTACCTAAGCAGAATGAATCCATCTGTGGCTGATAAGATTCGTGGTCGCGAAAAGATGTCAGGCAATGATCGTAAGCAGTTCGAAGAAGTCGAGCAGGTTGACGAGAAGGCCGTATCAAAGGCTCAGCAACATGCAGCTGGCGCAGCACTTGCTACACAGCGCGGTGAGTATGATGGTGGCAAGAAGGGCGGCGCAATCAACCGCATGGCTTCTATGAAGACTTCAGAGCTTCGTAAGTTTGCTGGTACAAAGACAAAGAGCCTTCCTACACACAAGGAAGAAGTCGAGCAGGTAGACGAGCTATCAAAGAAGACCATGGGTTCGTATATTAAGAAGGCTTCACATGATGTGGCAACTAAGTCTGCTGCAACTGGTCGTTATGCTGATCGTGCCAATGCGGTTAAGGATCAGATGAAGAAGGGCGACTATTCAAATTACCAGCAAGGTAAGAAGGATGATGCAACCGCTGATAAGATGTTCAACAAGTCATGGAAGCGCCGCGCGGGTATCGCTAAGGCTACCGACAAACTAACTAAGGAAGAAGCCGAGCAGGTAGACGAGCTTTCAAAGGCTACTCTTGGTTCTTATGTAAACAAATCAGCAGCAAGTCTCGGAAAGGCTGGTTACAACGCCGGCAGTACCGATGGCACTGCGGCTAAGTTGGATCCACACATTCATACTATAAACAAGAGATCAGCTGGCATCAAAAGAGCTGTAGGTAAATTGGCTAAAGAAGACACTCAAATTGATGAGCTATCAACTGATACATACCACAGCGCAGCACACAAGGCTGCTAAGAAAGCTATGGGTGATGCTCAGGGTCGTTCTGGTCCTATCTTCAAGAAGTATGCTGGAATGGCTAATAAGTTCCGTGATAAGGGTATGGATCAGGAGAAGAAAGAGAAGGCGTCTAAGGATGCTAAGTCTGCAAAGATGAAAGCCTATCGTGCTGATCGTGATAAGAATATGGAAGAAGAGATTCAGATTGATGAAATCTCGAAAGGAACTCTTGCATCTTATGGTTATAAGGCCGGTAGACAAATGCAAGGTAATCAACCATCTGATCCTGATAAGTTTCGTAAGCGCACCAATCGTGAAAAGGGTTCTAAGTTGGCTTACGGTAAGTATTACGGCCACAAGGTAAAGGTTCCTGCTACTGAAGAAGTAGAATCTGTTGATGAACTATCAAAAAATACTCTTGGTAATTATGCTCTAGCAGGAGTAAGAGACATTGCTTCTCGTCAGTATGCTCTTGGTAAAGGCGACAAATCTAATACAGGCAAGCTTATGAATCGTCGTAAAGGCGTTGATAAAGCAATCAGTAAACTTACTAAAGAAGAGACTGATCCAGGATTTGCTGAAGCTAAGACCATGACTAAAGTGAAGACAACAAAAGACATTGGGTATAAGGTTGTCGATGTTGGTCCTGGTCAAAAAGAGAAAATAGTGAAGGCACACAATTGGACTGAGCCAAAAAAGAAGTTACCTAATGGAGCAGATTATGCGGCACAAAGACGCAAAGAGAGACTTGCTGCTAATGGTCGTATGGATGAAGCCACTGAGAATCCAATGGCAAAGCAATTGGCTGCAAAGAAGGCTGCGATTCAGAAGACAATCGTTCAGAAGAAAATGCAGGTTATGCAGTCTAAAGCTAATAAGCAAATGTCTTCAATGAAAGAGGGTAAATGCTCTTGCACTGAAGGTAAAAAGTCTATGACATGTGAGACACACGGTGATAAAGCAAAGGGAATGAAGGGTGGCAAAGAGCCAATCCTAATGAACCCACCACTCAGAGACTAAATAGGGTATAGCGAATAAAATCTATATTATGCCGAGTAGTCACAACGAAAAGCGAAAAGGAATAAGAAAATGGCACTATGGGGTTTTAGTAGAGAAAGCACACAGGTAGCTTCCGGAGCAAATACGGAAGCTGCTATCCGCAAAGGTTATCGCCCACTTCCACTAGCAGGCGGTATTGGTCACTCATTTGATTTACCAGATGGTGGTAGTTATGCAAACAAGCGTAACGTCATCGCAACATCTGCTGGATGGGTTCGTCGCACCAATCGCGTATCAGATGGCAATCAACGTCAGTTTGATGAAATTTTGGTTGCAGCAAATCCAGGCAGTGGATTTAGATATACATCTAATACATTTCTTGGTAGTCCAGACATTGTAGAAATCTTCGTGAAGCTAAATGCTAACGGAGTTATTTCTGCAAACGCATCTGGTGCTAACCTATATGTTGTGTTTAATATGCCAGTTCATAAGCGCCCATCAGGTAACCTTATGTCAATTAGCATTGCAAACACTGCTGGTGGTAACAACGCAGTTGCTCGTATCACAGCAGCTTCGGCCGCTCGTGCAAACGTGGCCAATAACGTAATGATCTTCACTCTACCTGCAATGCGTGGTGGTGTTGGTTCTGCGAAGGCTACATATCATGTGAACGCACAATCAATCTCAGTAACCGGTGGTGGTAATCCACTTTATAATCCAGACTTCGGTGTTACGATTACAGCTAACCTTGTAATCACAGGCGCAGTTGCTAACAATCTTACTCGCTTCAACGGCGAGCGTATTACCAACTTCACAGTATCACCAGGCGGACGCTAATAAAGGATCGGGAGCTGAATAATGGCTGACAAGAAAGTATCTCAACTACCATCAGCGACAACGGCTGCATCTCCCGATTTGCTCCTGATTGTTACTGACGCTAATGGAACACCTACATCTAAACAGATTACTGTAAAGAAGCTATTTGGTGCAGTTCCATCCAACACCGTGTTCAGTGGGTCAACACTCACTGTACGCGCACGTACCACAACTACAGCAAACGTCAATGTTACAAAAACTCTCACTGCAAATATTGTCAACGTCACATTAGGTAGCACACCAGCTTCCAATAATGCGACAACTGTTGGTATGGCTGTAGGAGAGATGCGTTTCACTAATACATATATCTACATTGCAGTCAACGCAACTACCATAAAGAGAGTTGCGCTTAATACATTTTGAGGTGTGATTTGATTCATAAGGTAATTGAGTTTCTTTTAGATAATGGCGCCGAAGAAAATAATCACAGCCAAAGATCCTTATTAGAGCATCTAACCGGTACAGCAAGTTTACTTATGGACTGGGGATGTTCTAGTGACGTTGTATATGCTGGATTGTGTCACTCAATTTATGGTACAGATTCATATCATACGGTTACCATAGATCCATCAAAGCGCGATGAAGTCCGTGCCTTGATCGGAGAGAAAGCAGAAGCATTAGCGTGGGAGTTCGGCAATCGCAAGAACCCACGCATTGTTTCGTTTATACAAAACCAAGAAACAGATTTAGTTGTTATTGAGTGCGCGAACCTTATAGAGCAGAAAGTTGAGCCACACCATTTGGCTGCTGCTCTTGCTATATCATTACCACATGAAGTTCGCAAGAGCGTAATCAATTATTTAAAGGTCTACTAATGGTCGGTGCAACAGAAAGAATCGAAGCTGCTATAGACAAGCTCACTGATATTTCCAGTGATCTAAAGGCTATGATTGCAGTTCAAGAAGCCAGACTGACTCAGCACGAAAAGCAAGCTGAGGTTATTGAAACCAAATTGGAAAAACGTCGTGAAGAATTGGATCAGAAATTGAAAGATGTTTATGATACGATCCGCACACAAGACAAAGCCATATTAGACGAAATAAAAGCAGTAAGAGAAGAACAAAATAAACATTATGCATGTTTGAATGAAAAGATAGCTGCTATTCAGAAATACATATGGATGGCTATTGGAGGTGGTACTGTACTTGGCTATGGGTTTTCGTTTATAGCCACATTTTTTAAGGTACTTGGGCACTAAGTGAAAGAGATATGAAAGGTACCTTGGACGAATCAAATTTTTTTCTGTTTGCCGCAAAGCATTATACCAATCCGTGCATTGACGAAATAGAGTTCAACGAAGACCTAGATAGAATTAAAAATCTGCGTCGATTGTTTAATCGCTATGAAAAGAAAGGTGAGTTGAAGGAACGGTTGATACTGAATCACTTGGTGGTTCTTTACAATGTGTTTGAGCCAGAAGCTTTGACGCGAATGCTGACATTTAAGTTATATGATTACCTTGAGTATCTAAAACCATTCTTGTTGTTATTGAATTATTGGCCCGAAAATGTGTACGGCATTGGTCAAAGAAACGAGACAATTAGATCCACGGACGTTATGATGGATCGTCAAATAATGGATGTTCTAAGGAAAATCTAATGAGCGAAATCAAAGAAGATGCTCCAGGAAATGCCACAGGCGCAGCAGTCGCAGGCACAGGTGGCGGTGTTCATTGGAGTAAGAGACAACCAAAATTGGGCCTCAAAGGTACCATGAAAAAGTATGGGCAACCCATACTGTTCAAGACCCTTCGTCGTAAAGCTATAAAAGAAGCCAGACGCACAGAAGTGGATTACCAGCATGAATTAGATCGTAAGAAAGATGCTGGTGCAAATGAATCAAAATCCGTATATTACAAAGTCTTAAAGAAGCGTTTGCCTGCGGTCAGTCGCACAAGCGCAATGGGAGACGGTTCAGACGGGAGCGAGTAATGGGTATAGGTATCAAAGTCGCAATAGCGGCAATTCTTTTTTCCATCGTATCAGGTGGGTATTTCTACATTCAAGCATTAGAAGGTAAGTTAGAGGCTGCTGCGGAAGTTCAGCAGCGCATGGAAGGTGTTATCAATCAGCAAAAAGCACAGATGGATAGGCAGAATGAAGATATCCAGAAGATGCAGGAAATCAACACCGAAATAACCAAAGACTTTATCAAGACACAACAGGAAGCATCTGACCTTCGCTCGAAGGTTGCAGCGCCAAGACTAACAGCCGCGTCTATCGCAAATGCTGATGATGTTCAAATGAAAATCAACCGTGGCACAAAAGCAGCGTTTCGTTGTAATGCGATTGCTACAGGTTCACCCTTGACAAAAGACGAGCGTTCTGGTACTATGAAAAATGCAATATGTCCAGAATTAATTTCTTCTCTTATGCCTAAGGGAGTGGCTGCAAATGCAAAATAAAATCTTACTGCTATGCGCTACACTATTGTTGGCGGGTTGCAATTCAACACCCAAGGTATTTGATAAGCCAGTTCTGATTGATCGCCCAGAACTTATTCTACCAACGGTAATGCCAGCCACACAAAACGATGTGGAGTGGATTGTTCTCACACCAAACAATATCGAAGCTAAGATAAAAGAAATGGCTGCCAGTGGTGGTCCAGTTGTACTATTTGCTGTGACACCTGCAGGCTATGAAACTCTTGCAATCAATGCGGCTGAGATGCGCCGCTATGTTGTACAACAAAATACCATAATTGCTGGCTACAAAAAATACTACCGTAACTACAAGCTAGAGGCTCAGAAATAACTTGACTAGTGCGATAATTCTGATTATAATGAACCTATGTCTAATATCACTGATTCGAAATACATAGCCCTCATCTCTCCCAAACTCTTGGTATTCAAGAAGAAGGGCGGCGCATATAATTTTCGTTGTCCTTTCTGTGGCGATTCCCAGAAAAACAAATACAAAGCCCGAGGCTATCTTTTTCCAAAGAAAGATGGCTACATATTCAAATGTCACAACTGCGATCTAGGTACCTCACTGTACAAGGTGATTGATACCATTGATCCTAATCTCGCTCGCGCATACAAGCTGGAATCATTCAAGGAACGTGGCTTAGGTAACGAGCCATTGCAGTTCTCTATTCCAGATGTTCGCAAAGAAATCATAACCAAGACAGTTCTGGATGATATGCTGATAAAGATCAAGGATCTTCCGTCAGATCATTTTGCTGTGCAATATGTCAAGGGTCGCAAGATACCAAAGGATCGTTACGACGATCTATATTTCGCACGGGATATGAAAGCCCTAGAAACACTTAACCCTGCATATGAGGGCCGCCTGGTATCAGATGCTCGCCTTGTCATACCGTTTCGTAATGCGAATGGTAAACTAACAGGCGTGTCTGGGCGTGCGCTCGGTACATCCACACTCCGATATGTCACTATGCGTATTGAAGACGAAGCCCTTGTCTATGGGCTCGATAAGGTAGATACAACAAAAACTATATACGTTGTAGAAGGTCCCATCGACAGCATGTTCTTACCGAACGCAATTGCTGCTGGTGGCACCGACTTCACACGCGCGGTACGAAGCATTCCTACCGATCGTGTGGTACTTGTATTTGATAATCAACCGCGTAATCCACAGGTCGTAAAGAAAGTTGAATCATTTGTCGCTGGTGGGTACGGGGTCGTCATCTGGCCAGATCACTGGAAATATAAAGATATAAATGAAGCAATTATTGATGGTTTGTCGCCAGAAGCAATTCACTCTATAATAAATACAGCTACGCATACTGGCTTGTCTCTCAAGCTTGCGATACGTTCCTGGAAAAAGTGTTGAAATAGCCGAGAGCAATTCTCGGAACGATGCCGTTTGTTCAAAAAGAAAATTGGAGAATTATATGTCTAACTCGTTACCTTCCCTCTATCAGCAGTTCATTCATCTATCAAGATATTCGAGGTTCATGTGGGATGAGGGGCGACGAGAAAGTTGGAGTGAAACGATCAGCCGCTTCTTTGATTTCTTTGAATCGCACCTGAAGACAAACCATGGTTATGATACTGCTCAGATTAGGGCCGAACTTGAAGATGCTGTTTTGTCTCTCAAGGTCATGCCATCTATGCGTTGCATTATGACTGCTGGTGAAGCATTGAAGCGCGAGAATATCGCAGCTTACAATTGCTCTTATGTTGCTGTGAATAGCCCACGGTCATTTGATGAGATCCTTTATATTCTTATGAATGGTACAGGCGTTGGATTCTCTGTAGAGTCCAAAGACGTAGAACAACTCCCCATCGTTTCCGAAGATTTTCATAACACCGATACCACAATCGTAGTTGCTGATTCAAAGCTTGGTTGGGCTAAGTCGCTCAAGGAGCTTATCGGTATGCTTTATGTTGGGCAAATTCCTCAGTGGGATGTGTCTAAGGTTCGTGCTGCTGGTACACCACTAAAGACGTTCGGTGGGCGTGCATCTGGCCCTGAGCCGCTTGAGGCTCTCTTCAAGTTCTGCGTAGAAACATTCAAGAAGGCCGCTGGTCGTCGTCTAAACACATTGGAAGCCCATGATATCGTTTGTAAGATTGCTGATATTGTCGTTGTCGGTGGTGTTCGTCGCTCCGCTCTTATTAGTCTCTCTGACTTGTCTGATGACCGTATGCGCGTGGCAAAATCTGGTCAATGGTGGATGGACCAATCACAGCGAGCATTAGCTAATAACTCAGCGGTCTATAAAGAAAAGCCTGATATGGGTCTTTTCATGGAAGAGTGGAAGTCTCTCTATGAATCAAAGTCTGGTGAGCGCGGTATCTTCAATCGTGCGAGCGCGAAGGCTACAGTTATCAAGCATGGTCGTCGTAACCCTGATTATGATTTTGGTACCAATCCATGTTCCGAGATTATCTTGCGCGACAAGGAATTCTGCAATCTATCCGAAGTTGTTGTGCGCGATACTGACACGATGGAAACTCTCAAGGAGAAGGTCTATTGGGCTACCATTCTTGGTACATGGCAGTCAACACTAACTGGATTTAAATATCTATCATCATCTTGGAAGCGCAACTGCGAAGAAGAGCGTTTGCTCGGTGTGTCAATGACAGGAATCATGGACAATGACCTCACAAATGGAAAACTCCCAGGAATTGAAGGCCGCTTGGCAGAGCTTCGTGAAATTGCAGTCGCCACGAATGCAAAGTTTGCTAAAGAATTGGGTATTCCGCAATCTGCTGCTGTTACCTGTGTTAAGCCTTCTGGGACTGTTTCTCAGCTTACTGATGCTGCTTCCGGTATTCATGCTCGTCATAATCCTTATTATATCCGCACCGTTCGTGCTGATAAGAAAGATCCACTGGCTGCTCTCATGATTGATGCTGGCATTCCAGTTGAAGATTGTGCGATGCGCCCTAATAATGTTTATGTGTTCTCGTTCCCAATGAAGGCACCAGAGAATTCGGTATTCCGTACAGATATGTCGGCTATTGAACAGCTTGAACTGTGGGTCACTTATCAGGATCATTGGTGCGAACATAAGCCTTCGGTTACCATTTCTGTCAAGGAACACGAATGGCTTGAAGTTGGTGCTTGGGTCTATAAGCATTTTGACAAGATGTCAGGCGTGTCATTTCTTCCATTCTCTGACCATGTGTACAAGCAAGCACCATATCAAGACTGCACAAAGGAAGAATACGAGGCCTTCGCTGCTAAGATGCCTAAGGTAATTGATTGGTCTCGTCTTGGTCAATATGAAAAGACAGATAATACCACTGGTGCACAAGAATTAGCGTGTGTTGCAGGAGGCTGTGAAATCTAATGCCAGATAGAGATATTAGATGCCCTTGCGGCGAATATGAGTATACCGTTTCGTATGAGAAGAATGGTAAGAAAGACGAACCATCATTCTGCGCCTTTTGTGGCGCAGATGTAGAAGACGCGAAGATTGAAGAACTCGAGGAAGATGAGGAGTAAATTATGAAACAGTGGTTATATTATGGTTGGGTAACATTCAAACATTGGTTTCTCTTTACATCGTGGACAATTTTCCACAGTAAAGAGGACCGAGCAGAACTGATAAAGCTGTACAATGAAAGGCTTTTTCAGAAGAAGCAGATGGCAATATATGTTGCATATCTTGGTCGATTGGCAAAATATGATGAAATCGAAGACTTTACCGGTCTAGATTTGTATATCGGTGATTTAAAAGCCGATAGGTTTGATCTCGTAGACGAGTACTACAAAGCTAAGGAAAAGAAAGAAGAATAATGATTTCATTCATCATACCATGCTATAACGAAGAAGCGCATATCAAAGATTGCATACGTTCTATTCGTAAACATGTGTGGTACGTGCCGTATGAAATCATTGTGGTTGATAACAATTGCACCGACAAGACTGCTGAAATCGCAGAACTAGAAGGTGCTTTTGTTATCAAAGAATCTCGCAAGGGTGTTGTGTTTGCGAGACAAGCTGGCTATGAAGCTGCTAAAGGTTTTCTGATTGCTAACATTGATGCTGATTCAAAAATAACTGAAGGTTGGGTTTGGGAAGCATTGAGTTGCCTATCTAATGAAAATGTTGTCGCTGTAAGTGGGCCTCTTAAATATGACGGCGCTAGTTTGGGTTTAAGAATAATGACTAAGCTCTATTACTTGATTGCAAAACTCAGCAACGATTATATTGGTGTATTTCTTCAAGGTGGAAATGCTATGATTAAAAAATCTGCTCTAGATAAAGTTGGTGGGTATGATTTAAATATTGCTTTCTATGGTGAAGATACTATGACAGCAAAGCGGATTCAGCATCTTGGTAAAATAGTATTTAATATGTACATGATTACCACGACCTCACCTAGACGACTTGAAGAGCAAGGCGTCCTCAAGACGACTTGGCTTTATTTGACTAACTATTTTTCCGTGACATTCAAAAATAAATCCACAACGAATGATTACAAGGATTATAGATGAAGTCATACCGAACAGTATTCATCTCAGATATCCATCTGGGCACGAAAATGAGTCAAGCAGACCAGCTGCTTGAGTTTATGAAAACATTTGAGTGTGAGAAGATATATCTTGTTGGTGATATTGTTGATTGTTGGGCCATGTCAAAGAAAAACATATGGTCTCAATTTCATAATGACGTAATTCAAAAGCTTTTGCGTCGAGCTAGAAAGGGCACAGAAGTTGTATATATCCCAGGAAACCATGACGACGTTATGCGTAACTATTGCGATAACGAATTCGGTCATATTATTATGGTTAGGGAAGCCATACATGTGGGAGTCGATAGT